ATCGAAAAGCCGCCCGTGTCGTTCTCGGACGATCGAGGCTACATCAAGAACCTGCTGAACCGGCCGTGCGGTGGCGTGCAATTCATCTTCAGTCGAGCAGGCTCTAAACGCAGCTCGCACTGGCACAAGACAGACGGGCATGTGCTCTACGTGCTGGAAGGAATGTTCGAGTACTGGGAAAGGCCGGTGGGCAGCACAGAACCGCCAAATCGGCTGCTGGTGATGCAGGGCGAGCAGATCTACACCGGTCCCGGCATTGAACATTGGACTCGGTTTTGTGTCGATACGCAGCTCATCAGCATGAGCGACAAGGCGAGGACGCATGCCGAGCATGAGGCAGATCTTGTGCGTGTGGAGTGGGTGCCGTGAAGAGCGACAAGCAACGCGAGGTGGACATTGTGCAGGTAAACGACGGCTACGTAGGCGAGGCGTTCCCCGGCGGGAAGGGATACCCAGGTACACACTTCTTGGCGAGAGACTTCGACGACCTGGTCGACAAGCTACGCAGGCTGTTCAAGGTGGAGCCAGGCAATGGCTGATCATTCGGTCCGTTCCACGTGTCGCCTGTGCTCCTCCCCCAGCCTCACCACCGTCCTCGAGCTGAACCCGACACCGCTCGCAAACGAGCTTCTAAGCGACCCAGACGAGAGCGCGAAGCAAGAGCGGTTCCCGTTGCTGTTGGTCCAGTGCTGCGCCTGTGGCCATGTGCAGCTGCCGGTGGTGGTGAAGCCCGAGAGGTTGTTTCCGCCGAGCTACCCCTACCAAAGCGGGACGAGCGCGGTGTTTAGGGAGCACTTAGCGGAGCTCCACGGTGTCGTACAGCGGCTGCTGAAGCATAGTTACCCCGGTGTCGTGCTCGACGTCGGGTGCAATGACGGCACATTCGCGAGCATGTTCGTGGACAAGGCTTTCGGCGTAGACCCGGCGGCTCCGGAGCGGATGGGTTTCTTCCGCGGCTTCTTTGGTATGGAATGGGCCAAGAAGAATAGCCCGTACGCGCGCTTCGAAGTGGTCACTGCGCTGAACGTGTTCGCCCACGTCGATGACCTCAACGACTTCGCCGGGGCCGCCTCGTTCGTGCTCGAGCCCGACGGCCTCTTTCTCATCGAAGTTGGCTACCTCCCCGATGTCATCGCGACCCGGAACTATCCGGTCATCTACCACGAGCACCTGAGCTACCACACGCTGCGCCCGCTCGTTTCGTTCTTCGAGCGTCACGGCATGACGATGGTGGATGCGCATCGCATCGATAGCCAGGGCGGCTCGGTGCGCATCTTCGTCAGGAACGGTCCGGGCGAGCAGAGCGACAGGCTTCAGAAGCTGATTGCGGAAGAGCCGGAGACGTTCGAGTTCAAGGTGCTTTCGGAGAAGATGCTGGAGGACCGGGCGACACTAAACGGTTTGGGCTGGTATTGGGGCTATGGAGCGCCGGCCAAGCTGACAACGCTATTGCATGCCACCGGAGCCGAGAAGCCTGTAGGTGTCCTCGATGACAATCCGCTCAAGGTCGGCAAGTTCGTGCCCGGTACCGATGTGCCAATCATCCGGGCATCCAATGTCGATTTGCTGAGCGAGAAGAGAGACGCGGTCATCTTCTCCGCCAACTTCGCCGACGACATCAAGGCGCGGCATCCGGAGTTCAAAGGAAGGTGGGTGGTGTTGTGAATCCGGCGTTCCTCGCGGTCTGGGTCACTGGTGCGGTCGTGGGGCTCTGTGTGTACGGCTACATCAAGGGCGAGAACGAATACGGCAACGTTTTTGAGCAAGATCGTAGGCTCGCGGTGTCGGCTTCGATATGTGTATGGCCGGTTACGGTGGCCATTGCGGTTGCTGTAGCTGTGCTGGTGGGGCCGTTCTTCGCTGGCAAGTGGCTACGGAGGCGAAGGGAGTCGCCACGATGAAACCGCAGCACTTACACGTGCTCCGTGAGCAGTACAACAAGGGGGCGATGCTGTTCGGCAGCGAAGAGCATGAGGCTTGGGTCGAGTCCATCACAGAAGCGGCGCCGGCTCTGTTCGAGGCAGCAGAGCTATTGATGGATCTCCACGAGGTCGGTGAGCACCCACCTGTCAAGTTCTACCCGGTGGCGCCGAAGTGGCCACCGGAGCGCATCGAGCGGCTCGTCCGCTGGCTGAGGGCGCCATGAACCTCGGCCTCATCGGCCCCGGCCGCCACGGCAAGCGCTACCTGGAAGAACGCAACGGCGGCCGGCACGTCGTCGCTGTCTGCCGGCGCGGTGACTCCCTTGACGATCTGCTAGCCAAGGTGGACGGGGTCATCGTGGCGACGCCTCCCAACACGCACCGAGACATCGTTCTGGCGGCGCTCAGGGCGGGCAAGGACGTGCTTTGCGAGAAGCCACTGGCTCTGACCTGGGAAGACTGCAAAGCGATGCTGGACGCCGCTGAGGCGGCGGGACGGCGGCTTGTGATCGCGCACCAGCATCTTTGGGCGGATGGGTTTGCCAAGCACCTGGGCGCTCCTGTGAGTCACGTGGGAGCCGTAAGCGGTGGCGCGTATGGTCACGACTACTCGGCCTGGTTCGACTGGGGCACTCATGATGTGGCAATGGCTATCGCCGCGTTTGGAGTGGCCCCGGTGCGCGTCTGGATAGCCGAGGAAGGGCGCAGGCTGTATGGCGCACGGCTGCAATTTGAGTGCGGTGGCGCCGACATTCTTACGGGTTTGCTACCGGCGAAAGTGCGCGCGTTCCAAGCTCAGACTACTCGCGGCGGCTGGTCCTACGACGGCACCTTCGAGCCCGGCCGCGAACCCATGCGGCTGATGGTGGAAGCGTTCGTCGAGGGTGAGACGGCTTGGCGTTCGAGCATCGACTTCGGGCGTGCGGTGTGTAGGGCGCTGTTTGGCGTTGGAGGCACGGAATGAAGTCGTGTGAGCACTGTGGCAAGGATTTCAAACCAGTGAAGAGATCGAGGCGCTTCTGCTCGAAGTGGTGCTCGACCAAGGCCACAGCTATCGGTCGCGTACTGGTCGGCAAGTGTCAGCTGTGCGGCACTGCATGCGTCGGCGCGACGGTCGTATTCTGCGCTGCCTGCCGGCACGGAGATGTCTTGCGCGTGCATGAGGAGCGGCGCTTTTGGTCAAAGGTGAGACGCGGGAACGCTGAAGAATGCTGGGAGTGGGTAGGTGGCAGTTGGAACAAGAACGGTTACGGCCTGTTTCATACCTCAGAACCACGGAAGATGGTCACGGCTCACAGGTTCTCGTGGAAACTGAGCAATGGCGACGCCGGCGATCGATTGGTCTGCCACCACTGCGACAACCCCAAGTGCGTGAACCCCGCACACCTGTTTCTCGGCACACAGCAGGACAACATGGCGGACAAGTGCCGCAAGGGCCGTCAGGCGCGCGGTGAGCGCTCCGGCCATGTGCGCCTGACGGAAGCGGTGGTCATGGATATTAGAGCGCGTCGCGCTGCAGGCGCTGTAATGCGTGAGATCGCGGAGGCGCTGGGGCTGAGCATTAGCACCGTGACGAAGGTCGCGAATCGACAGACATGGAGGCACGTAGGATGAAGAATCTTCTTTTAACCGGCGGCTGCGGCTTCGTAGGCTCAGCGTTCTGTCGGCACATTCTCCAGACGACGGACTGGAAGGTGACGGTGCTCGATAAGCTCGATGAAGCGGGCTATCAGGGACGCATTGCGGGACTGAAGCAAGACTACCCGGAGCGCCTGCGAAGCTTCTGGCACGACCTTCGAGCGCCCATCAATCCGGTTATGCTCCGCTCACACGGAGAGTTTCACTACGTGGCGCACCTCGCTGCAAACTCGCATGTCGACCGCAGCATCGTGGACCCAGCAGGCGCAGTGCTCGATAACGTCTTGGGCACGTGCCACCTGTTCGACTACGTGCGCAACCATCACCCGTACGCCAAGGTCTTGTACAAAAGTACGGACGAGGTTTTTGGACCCGCGCCGGATGGCGTCGAGTACGACGAGTATGGGCCACACTGCCCCCACAACCCCTATAGCGCCGCAAAATCGGGAGGCGAGGCGCTGTGTCCGGCGTTTGCGAACACATACGGCATGCAGATCGTGGTCTCGCATTGCACAAATATTTACGGACCGCAGCAGTACCGCGAAAAGTTCATTCCCATGACTGCGGAGAAGATCTTGCGCGGCGAGATGGTGCAGATTCATTCGCGCAACGGCGTGTCGTCGAGTCGCTACTACCTGCACGTTGACGACGTGTCACGCGGGCTGGTGACTATTCTCGAGCGCGGCGGGGTCATCTGCGGACCAGGCACGGGCAAGTACAATCTGACCGGCGACCGCGAGTACACGAACGCCGAGGTCGCGCTTCGCATCGCTGAGCTGCTCGGCCGCGAACTCCGTTACGAGCTCGTCGAGAACCCACCCAATCGCCCTCGTCCCGACATGCGCTACGCACTCAGCGGCAAGAAACTCGAAGCCCTCGGTTGGCGCCCAGAAGTGCCATTCGAAGTCGGACTGAGGGATGCGCTGGGTGTGTGATGGCAGCGCCTGAGCCAGAGCTACACGGCTGGCTGCCACCCGAGATCCCATGGGGCGAGGAGCTGTTGCTCACGCTAGCCACCGTCTACGCTTGCGTCTGGGTGGTGCGTTGGTGTCGCAGTTGGGCAGCGCAGAGGCAGCTCTCCGCGCAGCAGTACAGGCGCTCGGTGAGTCCAGGTGCAGCCTACGTGCTGCTATTCGTCTACTTGGTGTGGGCGACGCACTGGTGTCTGCGCTGATAAACGGCCAGCGACCGACACCACAGCTGGTAGCTCACAAGCGCCGGGCTCATTGCCAGGCGGCCACGGACGAAGGGTACTGGGGAACGGTGCACAGGACCTCGCATGGGCCGGCTGGTGAGCAGGAGCTGTGCCAGAGTGAGCCACCGGAACGAGCCTGCTGGATACCGCGCGACCGTGCAACCTTTTCAGCGAAGTAGTCAAGTAGGATAAGAATTCTGGTGGGTATAGGTGCGCAGTTGCGCAAACGCCCGAGGTACTCGCGCAGGCTTGCGCAACCGGCCGCTTGACTCAAATCGTGCCATTGTGCCACCCTGTGCCAGGAATGCACGTGGCACACGTGACCCATTGCGGCGAGAGCGAGGCTCAGAGCGGGCTCATAACCCGTTTTGGCTTGGTGCGACTCCAGGCGCCGCAACCCGTGCGGGGGGCCTCCCGATCCACAGGACTAACCCTCCGGTCGCGCGCGCGCGCGGACTCACAGGACGGCATTGGCCGAGGTCGATGACCGCATCCGGGAGGTCCTCAAGCTGCAGCTCGCTGGCAAGTGGCGGGCGGGTAAGTCTCACATCGATTTCGCTCAGCGCTACGGCGTCGCGATCAAGACGGTGCAGGACTGGGCCACGCAAGCCAGTCGCTTTCAGCGCATGTGCCTCGGAGACGACGACGAGGTGCGGATGCAGATCCTCGCCAACGTCGCTCGGGCGGGGCGGATCGCACTCAAGCAGTCTCGCACCTACGAGACCAGGAACGGAGACACCAGGACCTACGACTGCCCTGATGTCCGCTCTTACCTGGCAGCTCAGGAGCTTTCCGCGAAGTTGCTGCGGCTGTTCGACAATCCCGAGCGAGACGAGGGCGCGGACGAGCAAGTCCCAGTGGAGCAACTAGCGGCCGCGCTTCGGGCGCTTGGCCATGAGGTAAAGCTGAATGAGCGACCAAGATCTGAGCCAGCACCCATTAGCGCAGCCGGTGAAACCGACCGGGAAGAACGGGAAGAAGGCGGAGCCGGAGAAGACTGAACCGGCAGCCCCGCCCGACGTGACCAAGCCCTTCAAGCTGCGCATGGTGCGCACCTCTGAGGTCTTTCTGAACGCGCAGAACGGCAGCAAGATGCTCGCGGTGGGCGTGTACATGGCCAACGACGCAGGCGTCGATGGAGTGGTCGAGGAGCTCGTCCATCACCCGAGCGGCACTGTCGTTGCGAAGGTGGTCAACTCGCGCAGCGGCGCTGTGAAGTACGTCGTGATCCGCGGTGAAATCGTGGCCGAGGTGCTTTGATGGCGAACTACAGCGGTCTAGTCGCTGAGAGGCGTATCCCTAGTGCGGCCGAGGAGCAAGAGGCTGGCATCCGTGTTCAGGCCGCAATCGAGCGGCAAAGACACCGCTGCAGAGAGTGCAAGGCAGCACTGCGCGATGGCGAACAGTGCGGCTTTTGGAAGCGTCGCGTGGCTGCCGACGACAGGGTGGTATGTGAGCGCTGTGCAGGTCGCGGGAGGACGCTCAGTTGAGCGCCAATCTGGCCCCCCGCCTCCGCCCCACTGGTAATCACCTGCTGGTCCGCCGTGTCGAACCGCAGTCGGTTTCGAAGGGCGGCATCATCATCCCCGAGACGGCGAAGAAAAAGCCGTTCGAGGGAGAGGTGCTCGCAGTCGGCCCAGGCTGGCGCGATGAGCGCGGCGTCCTTCACCTGGTCGGTATCCGCCCGGGCGAGCGTGTGTTCTTCGGGGCCTACACCGGCACTGAGATCGGACAAGAACTGTTTCTTTCCGAGGACCAGGTGCTCGCAGTGATGGGCTCCGACGGCGAGAGCCTGCGCGCTCATCAAGACAACGTGATTCTGATGTTCGAGCCGCTGCAGAGCATGTCGAGTCTGCTCACGATCATGGATCGCAAGCCCAAGCATCGTCTCGCGCGGGTGATGTTGAGCGGGCCTGGGTACGTCACCAAGCAGGGTGTGTTGGTCGAGAACACCGTGCGCGTGCGTGACCGCGTCGTGGTCGATGCGCTTGCTGGACAGGACTACGACCTGGACGTCACGGTTCCACGTCACAACAAGGGAAGCGAGTTCGAGTCGCTCTTCGGGGAGTCGGGAAACTTCAGGGTGGTCCGAGAAGAAGAGATCCTGGGCATCGTCGGGCAGAGCGTGGGAGCGGTGGAGTGATAGAGCTAGCCAGCGAGGACGAACTAGCGACCGAGTGGGCTAAACGCTTCCGGTGTTGGATGGCCTCGCGCGGGCTGTCCACGGGCGTGCCTGTGACCGCTGAACACTTCCCCGTCCTCCGTCTCCCTGACGAGGTGACCTGGAAGCGTGGCGCGCGCTCTGGCGCTGGCTTCACAGCGGTGCTGAGCACGCTGATGCGCGCTTGGCTGCCGCTCTTGGTGTTCGGGAGGGAGCTGTGAGCAGCAACACCATCGGCCCCATTACTGGGCGCGACTGGGACCGGGCTCTCGGCCTCGACAGGCCAGAGGTGCGCAAGATCATCGAGGAGGCCTCAGCGCGGCTACTGCTGTTCCTGGGCTCTGCTTGCGCAGCTTCCGACCTAAGATGCAGCGGCGTCGATAAGCAACCGGGCGAGGGTTACAGCTACCTCGCGCGGTGGAGCTCCTACGAAGATCGCAAGGTGGGGTGCGTATGACCGACGCCCTCCAGCCCCTGCCGCCCATCGAGGAGCCGCAACCGCCTCCGCCTCCGAAGCGTTGGTATCTGTTTGTCTGCGACAGTCCGAATCCGGATAGCCACATTGGGCAGGCTGCCGGCAATGGCTACTTGAACGGCCCGTTCACCCCGACCATTCGGCGAGCGACCGCGGAAGACGTGGAGCGCTTCTGTGCGGCTCGTCCACCGAGAACGCTCGAAGAGGTCGAGCCGTTCTTCGACAAGCTAACGGCGTTGCAGCGCAACACTTTGATAACGCTGCTGCAGGAGCGTTACGGGGAATGAACCGCCGCCAGTTCCTCGGGGCCTTCATCGCTGCCGTCATCATGACGCTCATGCTGCCGTTCGAGCGGTTTGCGGAGTGGTGCAAGGGGTGGCTGAAGTCGTCGGCGCGCACTGTCTCCTTCGAGGATCTCAAGCGTGACAGCTACGAATACCGACTGACGACTTATCCGTCCTGGACGATTCACGTCTACCGCGCGAACTGGCCACTTGGCGCGACTTACACGGTGAACGCATGACCGCCACCGTCGCGATCCCATCCCGCGCTTGGCGTGCCGTCCGCAAGGCCATCGGTGCAACACAGAGCCACATCAGCGACTGTCACCCGAAGCAGCTCGCGCTGGTCAACGATCCGCGCCGGCGCATCGCTGTGCAGGGTGGGCGGCGGGGTGGCAAAAGTCACGCGCTCGGGCGTCGCTTGCTCGCCGCCTGTGAGAAACACCCGGGCGAAACCGCCTGCTATGTCACCCTCACCCGCGGCCGAGCTCGGGACATCCTGTGGGACAAGTGCCTTGCGCGCATCAACCGCAAGCACGAGCTGGGGCTCAAACTGGTCCAGCGCGAAGATCTCTTCATTGAGCACCCGAACGGCGCGCGCATCTGGCTCGTGGGAGTCGACGACAAGGGGCAAATCGACAAGCTCCGCGGCGGTTTCTTTTCCGAGGTGGTGATCGATGAAGCAATGGCCATGCAGGACTACCTGCAGGAGCTCGTCACCGAGGCGATTGAGCCGGCGCTGATGGATCTTCGCGGTGCGCTGGTCATTGCCGGTACTCCGAGTCCCATCATGGTGGGCTACTTCTGGGAGGCGACGACTGGAGGCAATCCGGACGTAGAGCAGTGGCCCGTGCACCGGTTCACGATCCTCGACAACCCCTACCTTCCGCACGGCGCAGCAGATCTTCAGGAGAAGCTCGAGAAGGACTACGGCGGCGACCCAACCCACCCTACCTATCGCCGTGAGTGGCTGGGCGAGTGGGTCGAAGATCTCGGCGCTCTGGTCTACCCGTTCACGTACGAAAAGAACGCTTGGGAGCCATGCGGGGATGTGAACTTTGGCCTGCCGCCAGGCGAATACCTCTTCGGGCTCGGCGTGGACGTGGGCTTTAGCGAGCGGTCAACGGCGTTCACTCTGGGTGCTCTGCGACGCGGCACAGGTCAGATCTACCTGCTCCGTTCCTATACGCGAAGCCGGCTCATCCCGACGGCGCTGGCGGCTCATTGCCAGCAGGTCCGTGAAGAGGTCGCGCAAGAGACCAAGACGCTTGAGCGCCCCAATGGGCTGCCGCTTACCATCGTGGTCGACGAAGGCGCCTTGGGTAAAGGCTTCGCTGAGCAGATGCGCGACATGGGCGTAGGCTGCGAAGCGGCGGAGAAGAGCGAGAAACGCGCCTATCAAGAGTACGTGGGCGGGCTCATCCGCTCGAGTTCCCCGCCTTACCGTACCGATGACGGCAGCTGGGAAGGCGGTTTCGGTGTGCTCGTGAACTTCAAAGAGTGCCGCGAGCTCATCGAGGAAGCGCGCAAGCTCCAATTCGATGAGGAGACAGGCAAGGAGAGCGAGCTTTACCGACGCCACTGCGCGGACGCGAGCCTGTACCTCATTCGCAAGATGATGCCGCGCTACGAGCCGAAGGAGAACGAGCCAAAGCCGGGCACTCCCGAAGCGGTGCGGCTCGAGATGAAGCGACTGAAGGAACGCGAGATCGCCAAGCGACAGAAGGCGAGGGTGAGCAAGTATGGCTAATCCCTCCCTTTCCGAGCTGCGCGCCATGTTGGCCTCCGGTCGAAAAGTGCATCCGCGCACGGGACTCGCGATCGAGAAGCATATCCGAAGCGAAGAGGCGGCCATGCGTCGTGCGCTGTACAGAGCAAAGGCTGACATCGCACGCCGAGAGAGAACCCTCACCAAGCTGGTCGGTGGCGTGGATGAGGCACGGCGCGATTACCTTGCCGCGAAGGCCAAGCGAAGGCGAAGGCAGGAAGCAGAAAGGGACAGCTGGTCGGCATTCCTTGCCGAGGAAACAACTCGGGTGGCGGTCCCACGTGGTGCGAGGGCGAGGCAACGGAAGCTCCGCATGGAGGAACTCGGCTTCACCGGTAGGGAGATGGGTTATGGCTAAGCGCAATCCTTTCAGGTTCACGTGGCGCGACCACGTCCGCAGGTGGTGGTACCGCTGGCGGCCGTACGAGGATAGCTACACGCGGCACGGCCGACGGCGCGTCTGGGCTACGCCCGCGGGTTACGCTGAGCTGCTCTGGCACCGACTCGGCTGCTGGTTGGGGTGGGTCCCGCACGCGAAGAACGACGCGCTGGGACCAGAGAACGCCTTCTACGCGCGGCACCCACAATGGGCGAAGAATCGCGAGAACGACCGCCGGACGATACGTGAGCTGCAGGCTGTTCAAGACAAGCGCAACGAGCAGGCCGAGCGCCTCTTGAGGTACCGCAATGGCTAAGCGCAAAGTCCCCAACGTCACCCGTGATGCGGGCAGCATCGGAGAGTTCGACAAGCCCTGGCATCAGCTCGACAAGAAAGAGATGGGCGTCGAAGTCTCGCGCCTATTCGACACTTTCCGCAAAGAGCAGGCTGGTAGACGCGCGCGCTACGTCAAGAACCTCGAGATGTACGAGAACCGTTCGCTCGGCGGCCACACGGCGCACAGCTACATGGGCGATGGCGCGAAGGATTGGCAGAACCCAGACCGCCTCGGGATCCTGCGCTCCATGGTGAGCAGCGCTGTAGCCAGTATCTACGCGCCTCAGAAGCCCAAGCCCCAGTTTCAGACGCTCGGCGCCACTTGGGCCACGCGCCGCAAAGCGTATCGACTTGACCGTATCTGCGAAGGCATCATCAACCAGCGGCAGGACGATTACGTCAACACCTGGGCGTTCACGCTCGACGCTGCAGTCGATTGCGTGCTCCAGGGTGTGGCCCCCATCAAGGTCATTGCCGACACGGAGGAGATGCGGATCACGCACAAGCTGGTCCCGCACCCCGACATCTATACGGACCCGGCCGAGGGACGGAACCCGAAGAACCTATTCCAGCGCGAGCCAATCGACGCGAGTCTAGCCATCAAGCTTTGGCCCAAGGCACGTCAGGCCATCGTCGGCGCGCGCCCCTACGAGTGGTTCGGGCGCGCCTCCACGCAGCGCCCACGGTCGACCAAGGTCATCGAGCTGCAGTATGCGTGGCGGCTGCCGTTCGGTCCGAAGAAACCTGGCCGCTGGTGCGCTGTCATCAACTCTGAGGTCGTCGACGAAGGAGAATGGACAGCGCCGGCCTTCCCGTTCGTCTGGCTTGGCTGGGAAAGGCACCGGGACGGCTTTTGGTGGAGCGGCCTCGGCGACGAGGTGGGTGGTATGGCCGCTAATGCGGCTGAGGTCGACTTGCGTCTGTACTACCGGATGCTCGTCGCGAGCGGGAAGAAGGTTTTTTACCACTCCGGCGCGGTCTCTAACCCTGACGATCTCATGCTGAACGAGGCCGTTACGGGAGTCGCAATCACGGACGGCGCTCCGTTCCCGCAAGAGAGCCTAACCCCGCCCTTCTCGCCAATGGAGCTCGAGTTCCGAGACAGCAAGGTGCGTGACGTGTGGGACGCGGCCGGCATCTCGCAAACCAGTGCTGCCGCGCGTCGAGAGCCGAATATCACGAGCGGCATCGCGCAACTCACGCTGAACGACACCAAGGCGGGCCGGCAGCTCACCAAGGGTCAGCGCTACGAGAACCTCTTCGTTGACCTGGCTCACCAATACATGTGGCGCCTGCGCGAGCTCGCTGAGAAGGACAAGAATTTCGCGGTCAAGTACCCGGGGAAGAACATGCTCCGGAGTTACAAGGTAGCCGACAGCGATCTGCCGGACGATGAGTTCTCGGTAACGGTCGCGCCGAGCTCGGCACTGCCTCACGACCCGGCAGGCAGGCAGGAGATGGTGAGCCAGCTGTTCTCTGCTGGACTCGTTGATCAGGAGCAGGCGAAAAACCTCATCGGCTGGCCCGACCTCGAGGGCGAGCTGAACATCGAGAACGCCGAAAGCGAGTACGTCGATATGTTGATCGACAAGTACCTCGATGCCGACGAGGACAAGTGGGGCATGGGCGACTACCAGGGGCCCGAGGGCTTCCTGATGAACAAGATGTATGCGCTCCGGCGCTTTGTTAGCGCTTGGGCCAGGGCACGCGTCGACCAAGCCGTGCTTCCGCCGGACGAGCAAGCGAAGGCAGACTTCAACATCGACCTGCTGGTCCGCTACATCAAGGAGCTCGTGGCCATGCTGGCGCCGCCTGTGGAGCGCTCGGGCCCTGGGCCACAAGTACAAGGCCCGCCGCCACCGGTGATGCCGCCTGGAGCCCCTGGGCCGGGCCCAATGCCCGGAGCGCCGCCTGTTGGCGGACCGCCGAGGCCGCCAGGCCCACCGATGATGCCACCCGGAGCGCCGCCCATCGCGGCCTAGGAGACGTATGTCCGACACCGCAACCGCAGCAGCAGCCGAACCCCAAGCACCACCGACCGCAGAGCCCGCACAGCCGGCAGCAGACAAGCCAGCGGGCATCGTGCGCGGCCCAGGGGGGCGTTTCCAGAAGGCCAAAGAGCTGCCGACGCTGTCCGAGCGCATGGCGGCCAAGGAGCGCGAGCTCGCCAAAAAGCCGGCGCCCAAGGTGCCCGGTGACACGGACGATGATGGCGACGAGGAGCAGCCCGCGAAGCCGCAGAAGAGCTCTGTCGGTGAAAAGAAGCCGACCGTAGCGAAGTCAGTCACGAAGCAGGAATCGGAGGAGGGCGACGACGAGGAGACCACTGGGCAACCCAAGCCACGTCGGGAGACTGTAGAGTCCGACGAGCCGGAAAAGCCAGAAAAGCCCGAGAATTTCACGCAAGAGCGGCTGCGTTTCACTGAGTGGAAGCGCCGGCAGCGAGAAGCGTTCGAGTCGCAGCTGCGAGCGGAGCGACAGAAGTTCGAAGAAGAGATCAAGACGGAGCGCAGCAAATTCGACGAAGAGCGTACCAAGTTCACGCCGCGCATGGAGAAGGCCGAGCGCGTGCTGCAGCTCATGGAGTCTGCGGCCTATGAGGAGCTCGCAAAAGAAGCCGGCTACGAGGACTGGGAGAAGTTCCAGGGACACGTGCTGGGCGTCATCACCGACCCGAACTACAAGCGCACGCGCGAGCTAGAACGACATCTCCAAGAGCGCGACGCGCGCGAGAAGAAGGAGCGCGAAGAGCGGGAGACGCGCGAAAAGACCGAGCGCGAGAAGGCCGAACAGAGGGCGAGGGCAGAGCAGCGCGCCCGGGCAATCGCTGGCCACAAGAAGGCACTCAGCGAGGCCATGGCCAAGAGCTCCGATCGTACGGTGGCGGCGATGGCGGACGATCCGGTGTTCGTCGGCACCGTGTTCGAGATCCAGCGCCAGAATTACGACCCAAGCACGCAGACTACGGTCACGCCCGAGCAGGCGGTCCGTATGGCGATGCGTGGAGCCCCGCGAACGTTGCTCGAAGAGCTGACGGTGCTCCGCAATCGTCTGAACAAGGCACTGGGCGAGGCGGCCGAACAGACTACGGCAGCGCCACCTGCTACGCCTGTAGCGAAGCCGCCCAAGACCGCTGTCGTTCCATCCACTGCGACAGTCGAGCCGGCCGGAGCCGGCAAGTTCAAGGGGCCGAAAGATCCGGCCTGGAAGGCCTACATGGCCAAGCGCTTGGCTGAAGCCGCCGACGAGGAGGAGAAGGAGCTCTTCGAGCGTCGGGCGAAGAAGGCTGCGCGCTAGCCCCTCAACCTCCGCTTCGCCCGTCTGAGCTCCTCCCGCTCGACCAGTTCCTGAACGAGCTCGCCCATGCTTACGTCGCTGGCCTTGGCTAGTGCGGCCAGGCGCTCGCGGTAGCCTGGCATCACCCGGACCTTGAGCTGAACCTGGCCGCGCTTGCTACGCTCGGCTTCGGGAATGGTCGGGCCGGAGGGGCCGGAGGGGCGGGGCTTGGTCACCGGTCGCCCCCCTCGCCCACGGGCGTGGTCGCGAACCGCGATTCCCACAACGTAACGAGAAACGCCTCTAGCTTGTCGTGCGCCGTCTGCGCGTGCTCAATGCCGATCGGCTCGTCGTTCTCAGTGTCTGCGTTGTCGATGCACTGGCCGAGCGCTTCCCAGATCGCCTTGAGCTCGTCGTATGTGAATTGCGGTCCCATCACTCCCCCTCGCTCGCGGGCTTGGTGGCGGCCAGCGCATCGGGTACGCGCCAACCGCGCGACTCGTACGCGCGGCGGTAAAACTCAACCGTGCAACGAACCACGGGCTCCCCTGGGAGAGCCTGTCCGTTCGCGTGTCGGTCTGACACCAACGTCTCCAGGCGCTTGCGGTCGAAGTCCCACACGTTGATCGCCGGGACGCCTAAATCCGAAAATGCTGCATAAAGAGTCGTTCGCATCTTTCCTCCTAGCTGCCTCAACTAGCGGGTATTTTTCGCAAGACACGCCGTGCAAGTGACGTGCTTCCGGTTGGAGGAGCCGCATGCCGCATCGGGGTCCCAGTCGCTAGGGCCACCGACGCGAGTACGGACACCACACAGGGCGATACGCTCTGACTTATCGAGCGTCGGGCCATTGGCGATCGGTACGTAGTGCGTGATTGCAGTCGTGCTCATGCTGGTCTCCTAACCACCAAAGCCCTCCGAGCATGACGCCGGGAGGGCTGGGGGTTTTCTCAGTCGGTTGTCTCCGCTTGCCACTGCGTCCGCGGCGCGACGGTCCTGATTCGCCGGCTTCCCGCTAGGGCTGTCATCACCGCTACAGCCTCCAAAGTTCAGCCGTTCTGCTCTCGGCTGTCCGTCAGCATCGCTGCCAACACAATCAATCTAACCACCGGTACCCCGCGCGCAAGGGGTGCCTGTCGCTTTGTGTGGCCGGACGGAACGGGCAGCCGGCGCCGATGGCGACCGGTGTATTTCACTGCCGAGGAATGCCTCCGCCGAGCCGTTCCGGCACAGAAGATTACACGCGGGGTACCAATCGGTGGTTGAGCACGGCATATCGCTGCTGCGTACATTGCCGCACCCATTGTACTGTTGACGTTTACAGTCGCGCCGACCTGTGCCACAATGGTCGGGCCACAGTCGAGTAATCCTCAGCAGTGGCTTTGTCCTGGCGAGAGCCAGTGAGAGCGGTCCGGGCCGCGTACCCAAGCCCGAGAAAACAACGAAAGGCGCTCCGTGCGCCGAGAGGTTTTCTCATGGCTGGCTCGTCTCTCACCACATTCGCTGCTCTGATGAAGGAGAAGTACGAAGACTCCGACATCGTCGAGCAGCTCGTCTATCCGCAAAACGTTCTCCTTGGCATGCTCGAAAAGCGCGGGGACGAAGGCATGGTCGGCAACGTCATGCCGGTGCCGTACTTCACGGCCAACCCGCAGGGCGTCAGCGGCACCTTCGCGGATACCCAGACGGTTGCGGCGCTCACCGCCGGCAACACTGTCTCGCATCAGCTCAACATCGAAGCCGGCGAGTATTACGGCGACGTCGAGATCGGTGACAAGGTTCTGAAGATGTCCCGGACCAACCGGGGCGCATTCTTGGCCAACAAGGAGGTCGAAATCGACGGCTTGTGGGAGACCGCGGGCGAGTCGCTCAACCTCTACGCCTGGGGCAACGGTGGTCAGGCACTTGGACGGATCAAGGCCATCAGCGGCAACCTGGTCACGCTGGAGAACGCCTCTGACGCGGCCAATTTCGAGTCGGGAATGCTCGTTGTGGCCTCGGCTGATGACGGTTCCGTGTCGACGCACTCGCTCCGGTCTGGCTCCGACGCCATCGACGGCATTAACCGCGCGACCGGTGTACTCGATTTCGACAACGTGGCCGACATCACTGGTCTCGCGGTCGGCGATTACCTGTTCCGCAAGGGCGACTTCTTCGGCGACCAGGGGGTCGTTGTGGTCAAGGGTGTCGAAGCCTTCATCACCCGTACGGACAGTCCGGCGGCTCTCTGGGGCGTGGCCGCGGCAACCCGCGCGCTCGACCCGCAGCGCCATGCTGGCTACCGCCTCGACTCGGCTGAGCTCATCGGCAAGAACATCGAGGAGCGTATCCGTATCCTGTGCGCACAGGGCACGAGTCGTTTCAAGGCGCGTCCGTTCACGGCTGGCTTCCTCCATCCCGAGGATTTCGTCGTGCTCGAAACGCTCATGGCGGCTCGCGGTACTCGGGCACTCGAAGATCAGAATACGAAGTTCGGGTATATGAAGATCGACGTAGTGACGGGCTCCGGCAGGATCCCGATCTACTGCGATCGTCACTGCCCGCGCGGCCACTTCTTCGGTCTCCGGATGGAAGATTGGTGGCTCTCGAGCGTTGGTGAGCTGTTCCACCCGCAGGAAGAAGATGGTCTCGTCATCCTGCGCAAGCACAACTCGACCAACTACGAGTATCGCCTGCTCTCCTACCCGCTCATTGCTTGCCGCGCGATGAAGAACAGCGGCCGAGTACCGATCTCGGCGGCCGCGTAAGGAGCCGCCCATGCCCGTCAACCACCTGAGCGAAGTCGAGCAGTTTCCGCTGAACGTCATCGGACCGAAGGGCCCGCATGCGTTCGTCGGCAGTCATCAGGCGCTCTTTCAGGGCCCCACCGGGCTCGTGGCAACGAGTTTCGGCATCGCCGGCGTCACGATTGGGCGCCTGCGAACGGGCGTCTACGGCGTCAAGCACCCGCCTATCCAACATGCACAGATCTGGCCGTCGATTCAGACGCCTTCGGGTCTTGGGTACGACGTCACATATCGCGGCATGAGTGGGCGCCCCTACAACTCGCACTCGGGTTACGCCGAGATCGCGATCACCAGGCCGGAGCAGGCGCCTGTCGTGACCGGAACCAATCCGAGCACGCTGGCGATGCACCACAACCCGCCAACCGGAGCCGTATTGGACCTGTTCTTCTACGCCTCCACGAGCAGTCCGCTTGGCTACTGACGCCTACAAGGATGAGGAGGCTGGCTTTTCCGAAGAGGAGGAGCCGGCCTCCGATTTTGACACCTTCGGCGCCGAGGCGCTCGGGATCTCCCTGGATGATCCAGATGCTCCCACGCGTCTCGCAGCGCTGAAGGAGGCCGTCATGGCCTGCATGGGCACGGACTACAGCAAGGACGAGAAGAAGAAGAGCAAAGGAAAGACGGACGAGGGTTTCGCTCTGATTTTCGGAGAGGACTGACTCGTGAGCCGCAACGTCAGTTTGGGTCAGCTCATGGCTGACGTGAAAGACCAAGCGGACGTCATGGGTCTGGAGGCTCGTCACACGGCGAGCCTCCTCACCCGACGCATCAACCAGAGCATCCAGCGCTTCCGCGAGCGGCTTTCAACCGAGGGTTGCCAGCACTTCCTGACGAGCGCCACCAAGACGCTCTCAGCGGGTGCGACGAGTCCCTACCCCTTCTACGCGCTTGATCTCTCCGGAGAGAACCCGAGCGTAGTACGTACCTACGCGGTGGATCTAACGGTGAACGGGGTCGTCAAGACCCTGGTCCACGTGCCGTTTGAAGACCGTGGGCGCTTTGGCGGCCCGAGCGCGCTTGGTGAGCCGCGTGCGTGGTGCAACTACCAGACTGCCAAAGTGGCCATCATGCCTGCGCCAGGCAGCGAGTATCAGGCGGTCGTCTGGTACTTGCCGGTGCTCCCAGACTTAGCGCTCGCCTCGGACACCTTCGACGGCGTAGCGGGCTGGGAAGAGTACATCGTTTGGGACGTGGTCTGCCAAGTCACCGTACGCGACCAGAACCCCGACGCGTACATGATGGTTGAGCAGACCCGCAACCGCATCTTCGTAGACATCTTGCGGTCGGCAACGAAGGTCAGCCGCGCGGGCGGCGCTGTTGTCGGGCGTGATCATCTCGGAGAACGCCTGGGCCTTGGCGTTGGGAGGGGCCGGCTCCTGCCGCCGCCTTAGCTCCATGCGCATCGTTGTCCTGGATGATGAGACCTATCGCCACGAGTATTACCGCCAGGTGCACTCGGAGCACGACGTCGTTGCGTGCAAGACCGTGGGTGAGTGCCGTGAGGCGCTGAAGAAGCCGTGCGACCTGCTTCTGCTCGACTACGACCTGGAACGCGGCAACTCCGCCGGTATCATTGCTGAGGTAGCCAGGCTCAAACATCGGCCTGGACGCATCGTCGTGCACTCGCGCAGCGAGCGTGGGGGGCCGTTTCTGGTGCGTGCGCTCAGGAACATCGGGATTCAGGCGGATAGCGAGCGCTTCTCCTACCGAAAAGCAAAGGAGCTGCTCGGTTATTTCCCCGCGAAGAGGGCCGGCTGATGCGCATCGCTGTGTGCGGAGGTCCCAGGACCGGCAAGAGTACCTTTGCCAGCAAGCTCGCGCGAGAGCTTGGTATCGAGCTTTTCTCAACTGGCAAGAAGGCGGTCGTCGCTACCGACAACTTCATCGGTGTCGGTTGGGACAACGTGCCGAAGTGCGTCATGGAGCGACTCGGTGAGCTCGACGACTGGATCCTCGAGGGCACACAGGCAACGCGCGTGCTGCGCCACTGGTACCGCACCGCTCCCGAGACGCTGAAGCTTGACCGCGTCCACTTCTTTGATCGCCCGTGGGTGCCGCGCAACGCCGGGCAACAGGCGATGGCGAAGGGCGTCAAGACCATCTGGCGCGAGGTGCGGCTCGAGCTCTTAAAGCGCGAGATCCCGATCATCTACGGCGTGGAGCAGGATCCAGCGCTCGGGCGGAGGAGCGCGTGACGCGCATCCAACGCCTCAAAACCAACCAGTTCAAGACTGAGACGCTCCCTCAGGATGCTTCGCGGCTCTTTGAAGAGCTCCGCGACGAGTTCGCGCAGCTTGCTGGCCTATTCCGCGAGCGGCTCTACCGAGACAAGAACATCATCACAGCGAGCACGACGCGTCCTGTCCTGAAGTTCGGACAGATGCCGCTCGTGGACACCCTGGCCGGTGACGTGGACCTACGCCTGCCGGAAGCGAAGCCGCGGGATGCGGGGCGCGTGCTCGGTTTCGTCAAGCGCTACGCCGATGGCTTCGTTTCGGTACAGACGGGCGACGGCAGCGCCATCAACGGGCATTACCAGCGCGCGCACGGCTTCACCCAAGCTGGGATGCATGAGTTCCTGTGGGATGGCTCGGGGTGGTGGTTTCAGGAGCCGACGGCGCACGTGCGCGCCCATAGCGACCGGCTACGACCGCTAGGCCTGTGGCAATTCAGCGCCGACTCCTTACTCACTGACTCGAGCGGTAACAGCTACACCCTGACGGTCGAGACTGGCACCGAGCGCTACACGCGCATCAACACGCACCTGCATGCGTTCTTCTTCGACGGTGCAACGTCCCTCTGGCACAACGCCGCGGTTGCCGCTCTGCGCATCACTGGGGACGTAACCTTCATGTGCCTGTGGGTGCTCGACACTGCGGTTGCGCTGGCACCTTGGGTGAGCCACCTCGCAAGCGGCGAGGGCGAGGCACAAAATATCCTTTACCGCTTCGGGTTCACGAGCGGCACCTATGGCACTCAGTGGCTGACGGAGAGCGGGGCCGGCGTCGACTCGAGCTACTCGATTGACTCCCACATGAGCCCGCCGGGGCAGCTCTGCCACGTGGCGGTCACCCGCACGAGTGACGTCATTCAGATGTACCAGCAGGGCCGCACGTTCGGCGATGCGAGCACCGCGCTGACGACTCCCACGGGCGGCGCCGACGGGCGACACAGGCTCGGCAGCACCGGGAGCACACACATCCGGGGGGCGATGGCGTCGGCTGTGCTCTACAACCGCGCGCTCAGCGCCCAAGAAATCCGCGACGAATACCATTACACGATGGGCCAGGCGCATGGCTTCATCACGGAGTTCCCGTAGTGCCCGATCAGCAAGTCGTCATTCGGCCAGGCATGAGCGAGGCGCTCGACCCTCGGCACTTGCCCATCGGAACGCCACGCTTGCTGCAGAACGTGCGCATACGGCAGGGCGCGCGCTTCGAGAAGCGGCCAGGGACGGCGAGCTTGGGTACCACGGGGTTACCTACAAGCAACTTTGCGACGTGGATCGGCTCGTATGGCGGAAACCCAGTTGTAGGCATTGAGGAGACGACAACTACTACACGCCGTGACATGGGTATCTACCTGAGTGATGGGGCTCAGTGGAATTACTTGGGTCGTCATGGCGTGTGTGTGCCGGAGCGTCGATTTGGAATCGCGTCCAAGGAAGAAGACCCTTCGCTCGGCCTCGATTACGGCTACTGCTCGGTCGCTGTCATTAGCGACATCATCTACGCGTGCTACACGCAGCGCTCCTCGAATTTGGTGACACTTGTTGCGCTGACGCCTGAGGGCGTTCAGTTGCGCAGCGCCACGCTTGCGGACGCCAGTGGGGGGCGGCTCATCTACACCGGCGGAGTTCTGTACCTGGTCACACGACTCACTACCGGCGCTGGGACGAGCATCCAAATACGCACCGTCACGGCAAGTTCACTAGCCATGAGTGCAGCGACGACCCTAGCGACGACGCTGCGCGGCAGCGGTCTCCCCTTCGATGTCGCTCCCCTAGAGAGCTCCAATGATTGGCTGCTCGCTCACCCGGAAACGGCCACCAAAATTCGCGTCAACCGGATGACGGGCACCTCTGTCACCAACACGGCGCAAATCACGACGACCAGTGCCCCCGAACGAGTAGGCGTTGCAGGTCAACTGGGGCAGAAAATCGCTGTGGTCCATGACGATGGCTCCGCTGCTGAGGTCGTCATGTTTGCCGACGACCTGTCGACTTCCGCGGCAGTGACCGTTGTCACACTGACCACCGAGAGCTGGATAACTGGGTTCGGTATTACCCGTGTCTCGAACTCCGCGTATGCCGTCTTGCTCGGCGCGTACAACTCTACGGCAGCGCCGGCGATAGCCAGCAATCTAACGGAGCACGCCGTGGTGAGCACTGGCGCCAGCGTTACGGCGGGTCCCTACCGGGTCTATCACTACCACCCGCAAACAAAGCCTTTCGTGGTTGGTTCTGCTGATGAAAGGCAGGTACTGGCGTGGTGCCACAACGAAGCAGGGGACGCTCACCAATGGGACGACCAAGCGGACCATGTACTGGTTTCATTCGAGCCCACGTCAGCTACTGGGGGCGGAGCGCAGATAGTAGCGATCAGCTACGAGCACACGGCCAACACGGACGACCCGCAGTGGCTTCACAACTGTGAGGTGGTCGCGCTTTCTGGTGGCCGGTACGCAACTCTTATTACTTGGACGGATCCTGCCCTATTGACGGGCATCGACTGTCTCGTTTGGACAGCAGGCACTGCCAACACCTCCGGCACTGGTGGCAACTCCCGTGTTTACCGCAGGGTCACGGAGAGCGGAGGCGGGCTCTACGTCTCTGGCGGGGCCCTGTATGACATCGGCGACCCGGCCCTGAGCACGACTCATTACATTCCCGAAAACGGGTTTGTGCATGCGCCCGTAATCAAGACCGCGGCAGCGGCGGGCGGTTCACTGACGGCCGGCACCGAGTACAGTTACCGCGCGGTCTATCGCCGAGTGGACTCAGTCGGCCGCGTGCACCGCTCCGCGCCCAGCGCCGTAGACACCGTTACGACTACGTCTGCGAACAAGACGGTCACGGTGCGCGTGGCTACCCTAGGCCTATCCGGCAGATGGGGTTGTCCCGGCGCGGCCACCGTGGCGGAAATCTATCGGTCTTGGAATGGCGGCCCCTATTACTACGTGGGGAGCACGGGCACGGTCGCGCCGACAGCGCAGACCATCACGTACTCCGACGATGATGCCGATGCAGACGTCGAAGAGAACTTCGTTCTGTATACAGACCTAGGCGTAATTCCCAACGAACCGCCCAGCGGTGCGCGGCTCATGTGCGTCGGCGGCAACCGCATGTTTTGCGTGGGTTGGCGTGAGAACGTCGTTCAGTTCTCGAAGCTCTACATACCTACGACGCCGTGGGAATTCTGCGACGACGACGCGTTCCGCATTTTCGTGCCAGAGCCCATCACCGCGCTCGCGTGGCTGGATGGCGCCTTGGTTATCTTCAGCAGCACGCGCGTCTACGTCGTTACCGGCGATGGTCCTAACGACCAAGGAACCGGTGGCTTCAGCGACCCGCGAGAGTTGCCAACGGCAGTAGGCGCCGACAGCCCGCACGTCGTGGAAGTGCCGCAGGGCCTCATGTTCAAGGGCGCCGGCACGATCTGGTTACTACCCCGCGGCTTCGGCCCGCCGCAGCCTGTGGGCGACGACATCCAGGAGACGTTGGCGAGTTACCCGCACCTGCGCGCAGCCGTGCGCTGTGCGAACGGCGACGACGACTGCACGCACTTCGTGCTCGCCGCTTCGGACAACGCAAACGCCGACACGCGCGTGGCCGTTTGGGATAACCGTCTCATGTCATGGTCGCTCGATAATATTGCCGGCGGCGTCGGAGCGGCCGGCAGCGTTGACGGCCAGTTCACGTGGGCGCTCGGCACCTGGAACGCACTTGCGGACATTCCCGTTCGTCAGTTCTCGACCGCACAGCACCAGGACTATGACGGCGACGGTAACGCGCGATGGATTGAAAGTCGCTGGGGCTTCGGCGACTGGCGTCCCTGGGGGCCGCTCGGTTGGGGCAGGCTCGATCGGCTGCAGATCCATGGCGAGGTTGCCGGTATCTGCGACATGAAGGTCATTGCGGTGACCGACGGTGTAACCGGGATGCATTCCGTCGGGCACACGATCCTTTCAACCAAGCACATGACTGGGCTCGGCCAGTTCTACGCCGAGAACCAGGTTCAGTACCCGCCCGGTGGCGCGTACACGTTCGACATTTACGACAGTGCACCGACCGGGGCGACCCGCGGTCTTGTGCTGCACTCAGTGGCCTTCAGTGCGAGCGAGCCGGACGGACTCCGGCGCGTCAGCAAGGCGGAGAGGTTCTAATCAATGGGACTCTATGACTATCTCAACTACTGGATGCAACGTGGCGAGGCGCCGCCGACCAACCCGTACGGTGGTTTTGGCGACAGCGGTGAAGAGGGCTCGTGGGTTGACCAGACAGCTGCTCAATACCAGGAGTCGCAGGGCGGCAATCAGGGAAGCGCTGCCGGCAGCGACGACCTAGACCCATTCACTTCGAATCCGGTGGGCACAGCGGCTTACGACAGCATGGTCAATTACGCCAAGGGCAACCCTATGGGGTCGGCAATTCACAGCAACCCAAGGATGGATGAGACATCGGCGATGCGCGGCGACCAGACCAAGGGTGAGCGCACCGCGCACCAAGAGGCAAACTACACGTACGGGAACTACGAGGGCGCCGCTCAGGACGCCATCAACACGGCGCGAACGAACCTGGCCCCGTACACGGGGCAACTCAGCAGCATGGGCAGTGGCTTTTACAACACGGGTATGGCCGCTGGCGGCCGCGAAGCGCCCATCGACGAATACAACCTGGGCCAGCACGGATACGGCACCGGGAACATGTTCAACACCGCCGACATGATGTTGGATGCGGCTAATCGTGGCCCTGGCGCGAGCTACGCCCAGGCCATGCACGACGCGAACACCGCGCAGGCTATGCGTCAGCAGCTGGCTCTGGCTGGCAGTGGTCGAGGCGCAGGAGGCGGCGCCGCAGCGTTCCGTCAGGCGCAAGCGAACCAGGCACAGATTCAGGGTGCGGCCAATGCGCAGACCGGGGCGCTGCAAGCACAGGAGGATCAAATGTGGCGGCAGCACCAAGCCAACCTGCTTGGCCAGGCAGGTGCGCTCTACGGCTCCGGCGCAGAGACGGCCCTCTCTGGCGCTCAGTACACAACGGGGGCTCATCAGGCGCAAACAAACATGAATGACGCCTTCACGGTGGGCATGGGCAACCTCGCCAATGACTCGATCTATAACGCCGGGCAGTTGGCCACAGGTGCCGAACAGTTGGCGCATCAAATCAATATGGGGAACCTCACCGGCAACATGGCCTACGAGGACAACCTTACAGCCATCTACAACATCAACGAAGGCGGGAAACAGCCGAACGGGGGAATGGATCCTTACGTTGCGGCCGGCCTCGAAACGGCAGGGAATGTGCTGCCCATCATCGCCGATGGCACGGATGACGATAAGAAGTCCTCCGACATCCGTGCCAAGAAAAACATCGAGCCAGCATCAGCGCTCGACGCGGTGAGCGGTGCCGACGGATACACCTACAACTACCTTGATCCAGAGCGGCACGGAGACGGCACGTATCTCGGCCCGATGGCGCAAGACCTCGAGGGTGCGCCGGGCGTCGTCAAAGAAGACAAAAACGGCACCAAGCAAATCGATACGAGCCGCTTGTCACTGCTCAATACCAGTGCCCTCGCCGAGCTCAACGAAAAGGTGGACAACGCGATCGCGGACAAGAAGGGTGCCCCCAAAAAGTCCAAGTGGGATGTGAGCATCGGAGACGCTCAGGTCGAGTCGCCCGGCTACGACGTAGAGTTTGGCGAGGCGCAAATCGAAAGCCCTCACTACGACCTAGTCTTTGAGCCCGCCGAGTTCCCGCAGCAGGCAGCGACGCTAGGGTCTGGGCCCACCCAGCCGACTGAATACAGCGGGGATCCTGTGCGCCTTCAGCAGGAGGCCATGCGGTACGGCACGCCCGTCTATGGGGCTCCTCCGCCAGAAGCGGCTGCCAGTGAAGCGGGACCGAGTTACTTCGATCGCTTTCTAGGCCCCAACCTCGGTCAGCACGCTTCCGATGTCACCGAGGAGGAGTACCAGAACGAATTGCTGCGGCAGTACTTCCGTCGACCGCCTCGGCAGGACATCGGGTTGTGAGGAGGACCATTGGCCTACGGTAACCTCATCAGCTACGAGCCCGCGCCGACGCCCGGCGCGTACCACTTCACCACACGTGACGGACGGAAGCTGTTCGCGTTCGGCGCGCAGGCTGAGGTGATGAAGCGGCGTCTTGATCAGGCGAACGCGGTGGGCCCGCAAAAGACAGCTCAGCTCGGCCCGATGGCGAACATGTCCTCAGCATTGAGCGGCGGACCACCTGCTGCTCCACCTCCAACGCGTGCAGACGTCAAGCGCTGGCCAGCCGCGCCAGCTACGGCAGCTGCGGCGCCAGCAGCTCCCGGCGCCAGCGCGTCTGCACCTGTGGCACCCGCGACCGCGCCAACTGCGCCAGCGCAATCGTCAGAGCCCGAAGCGCTCGGACTCGGTTTCTACAAGGACCCGAAGACAGGCATGATCCTGCAATACGACCCCGGCTCTCCTGGATCAAAGGGCGGGCCTGTCGAGCGTTCGCGAACGGAACGCGGCGGATTCGATCCCGATCCTGCGTACAAGGCGGCCAAGTGGGAACTCCTGCAAGCGCAAACTGACAACATCGACGAGCAGCGCCGGCAACACGCCGAGAACTTTGAAGCCGATCAAACGCTTCTGCAGGACCAGCGCGTGATGGCAATCGATGCGATACAGGAAGAGCACGCTCGCAAACGCGCCATTGATCAGGGGGTCGAGGAAGCAACCGCGAAGCACGACGCTGTCGTTCAAGAATACACAAGCGCGAAGGAGGACCCTAGCCGGGCTCTGTCCGGTGGCAAGAACTGGATCTACGGACTTGCCATCGGCCTCGGCACATTCGGCGCCGCCATGAACAAGCGCCAGAGTCAAGCGGTCGACATTGTGCAAAAGCAGATCGACCGCGACATCGCTGCACAGAGAACAGAGATCGCGATCAAGCGCGACGCTGCCGACAATGCACTTGCCGATCTGACACGGAAACTTGGCTCCCAAGAACGCGCAGAGAACGCACTAAAGCAAATTCAAAACCAGCTGATACAGAACAGCCTCGCTCAGCAAGCCAGCCGTGAGAAGAACGCCGAAAAACTCGCGAGCCTAAAGGCTCTGCAGCTCGGCCTGCAAGAACGCTTCCTCGATCTGAACGAGCAGGATCGTCGCCTGGCTCAAGGCGAGGTCACTAAGCACATCGTCAACGCCCCAGCGGAACCGCCGCGGCAACCTGGTCTGCGTCCGGTGAAGGATCAGACTGGTACGGCCAGAGCGTTGGCGGATCTGCGTAACGCAGAAGGCAAGGCGCAGGGTGATGGTAAGACGCCCGCAGCAGTGCCAACCGAGCGCACTAACAAGGTAGCGCTCAATTCTCAGATCATTGAGCAGGCCGACGGGATCGTGTCGCAGCTGCCCCCAGAGGAGGACGAGTGGGGCGACCCCGCATCCGGTCCTGTCGATTCCACGTGGAACAAGGGTGAATCGAACAAGCTCAATGAAGCGACGAGCGCTCTCGCTACCAGTGTGCAGATCGGTTCAGGCGCCGGTTCTACCGCAGATGATAGAAAACAGGCGGGAGAGCTCGTCGGCGAAGGCGGTTCGGTCTCTGCCCGTCGTCGAGGCGCCCAGCGCGCCGCAAGCGAAGCGGCTCAACGCATCGCAATCGAGATCGCGACGCTGCCGCCAGAACAGCAGGAGCAGGCGATCAAGGCCATGCCGAGGGCAACACAGAAAGCCGTGCTGGATGCCCTGAAGAAAGGTGGCCAGTGACGCAGCCGGTTTACCCGAGTCTGTTGCCACAGAACGCGCCTTCGCTGCTGACTGGCGGCGCTCCTGGCGCGCCTCTGCCGGTGGCACCGCAAGGCGCTCGCGCTCTTCTTGAGCAGCGCGCAGCACAAGGTGCATTCAGTGAGCTCGACGAACGCAAGCGCGTCGAAGAAGAGGCCGCGCGTCAGCACGCCGCAAGCCAGGCCCGCTGGGGCGACGGGCGCGGCGCAGCGGCGACAGGTCTCACCTACTTTACGAAAGGGGTGCTCGACGTTGTGCTGGCCCCGGGAGCACTCCTTGGGGCCACACTCGAAGGTGTCGGCTGGCTCGCTGACAGCGAGGGACTAGAAGACTTTGGGCGAGATCTTGGGAGAGCATCGAGCGGCCGAGAGGCGCTCTCTGCCCTGACAGCCGCCCCTGAGGCACTGTCGGCACTGGCCAGCACGCCTGATCGTGCACGCGACCGCAGCGCGCTTCACTCCTACGAATCCGCTCGAAAAGACCTGGCCGCGCAGGCCGAAGCTTGGCCGCTTCTTTCTACCGTGTCGGCGCTCGCCGGCGAGGCCGCAACGGGTTTAGCGCTGGGAGGGCTCGCGACCGGGGCCAAGGGGCTCGTAGGCGTTGCCGCGTTCGAGGGCGCCAGCGGCGGTGCGCAGACGGCCTACGAACGCTCGGCTTCGTATCGCGATGTCTTGGCCGCAGCCGGAACCGGGGCACTGCTGGCGACTGGGCTAGCCTGGGGTGGTGAAGCTGCCGTGGGCGCCCTGCAGCGCCGCGGTGCACGCATCGAAGCTGCGCGCTCTGCGTTCGGTGAGGTCGCTGAAGCAGAGACCAAGGCGGCGGCTCGGACAGGCGCGAAGGTCCCGGTCGACAAGGCCGGGGGGCGTGAAGCGCAGTCTGTGATTTCTGAGCTCGAAGCTGCGCGGGAAACAGCTCACAAGGCGGTCAAGGCTGCCGGCGATAACCCGATCAAGCGTCAGAGCGCTTTGCAGGAGGCGCTCGGCACAGTTCGCGCAGAACTCGCCGAGAAGGCCGGCAAGTTCCAACCCGAACGCTGGACCAGCCAGACACCGACGCCGCTGCAACGCGTGCTCTACAGGACGGAACTGCTCGACAGGATAGCTGATGATGTGGCTACTGCAGCGAGCCACTCGATCCGCACTGCACCGGACTTCAGCTTTCAGGTCTCCCCCAAGCATCTCACGCGCGTACTCAAAAATGCCGACGGGCCCGCCGCGATCGGTTCGCTACAACAGCGGATCGCTGCTGGTATTCAGGAGGCCCCACATACCGAGCTAGCGGGTGCTGTGGTGACCGACCTGCGCGCGACCTTCGCGCGTCTCGCCGAGGCTGAGCTGCCCGAGGCATTTGTCGAGAGCCATAAGCTTTCGCAACGGCTCATGGCTGTGGCCGCCCGGGGCGACGAGCTTACGGCCGCTTACGCCAAGCGACAGGCAGGGAGTCTTGCGCAGACCCTCTCAAGCGAGTCGTTCGGCACGGCCGGCAAGCTCTACGGCGACGCTCTTCAAACGGCCTCGGAGCGAGCGGCGAAACTAGCAGACGCGAAGCTTGTGCGTGAGGCGCTTCGCACGGCAGACCTCCGCGGCAATCTCCCTGCTATCGCCCGAGAGCACTCTGACACAGTAGCAAGGGCTCTGGACGCACAGGCGAAGCTAGCGGGCCGCTCAGCACCGACGGCCGCGGTGGCGGATCTGCACGAGCTAGAACGGCTGCTCACTAAAGCTGAAGAGGCCGCTACGCTTGACGGTGGCCCAGTGAGACGGGTGGTCGATTGGTTCCGCAACAAGGCCGAGGACAAGGCCGCAAACGCCGTGAGTGCGGCCGTTGGCGGCGCCATCGGCGGCTACCCTGGTGCAGCTGCCGGTTACCTCGTTTCGAGCTTTCTGCGCCCTCGCATGGGCAGCATTCTCGGCGCTGTCCGGAACGCTGCGCGTCGTGGTGGTCGCGGCATCCAGAAAGCAGTCGCGCGAACCGGCAAACCCGCCAACGAGTACCTGCAGGCGCTTGCTTCTGACCTCGGCGAGAACGCAACGCTCGACACGATGGCGACCATACGTCCCAGCGCATTGAGTGGCCGCGCCGTCGCACAAAAGGAAAAGCACGCTCAATTCGAGGCCAGAACTGCCGCACTTGCTCGCTTGAGCACCGACACGAGTGCACTCGATCAGCCGCTACAGGCGCTCGATTCCATCATTCCGAGCTCGAGTGCGCTCGCAGCCGCTGAGATTGCCGGCAAGATGCAGACTCTGATCGCGGACTGGCCCAAGTCATCGACCGATTTTCGCGGGCGGAGCAGTGGCAAGTCCTCGGACGAGATCCGCAAAGCGAGCGCCATGTGGGAGGCGACCTTTGACCCCGGAAGTGTGTTCGAAGAGCTAGCCGCTGGGCGTCTCGATCCGGAGAAAGCACGTTACGTCTGGAAGCAATACCCAGGACTGAAGCAAGCGGCGCAGATGGCGCTGCTTGACGTGTTTCATAACCAGCTGAGCGAAGAAGAGCTTGCGGCAGTGCCGGAGACGGTCGTGTCGCAGCTCGATCGCTTTCTCGATCTTGAGGGAGCGCTTCAAGAGACGCTCAGGCCGGAGTTCGTTCAGGCCGTGACCGCTATCGCTGAGCAAGCAGCGTCCAAGCAAAAGCCTACCGTCAAGAAGCCGCTCGACTTGCCTACTAGCAGGCCGACACCGATGCAGAGAATTTCAGGGCAGCGCAAAGGATAAAAAGGAGAAGCGCCATGAGTTTGGTTGAATACGAAGCGAACAATGTCATTCCGCCGCTAAAGAACAGCGACGCAATGAAGAGTCAGGCCTGTGTGGTGGTGAGCACTGCCGGGATCGTGCAAGGGCTGTCGGGACTGTTCGGGAACTCCCTCGGCGACGGGCACTTTCTCACCCTCGAGGCTGACGGGACAAAGATTTATGTCGCGTTCTCGCCGAACAGTTCGGGCAGCATCAACCCAGCAGCAACGGGTAACGGGGCAACTATCTGCTATCCCATTCCTGATGGGGTGATGATGTCCGTGCGTCCCATTGCTGGCAGGGAAGTCGGCACTGGGATCGCGACGATGTGCCGTTATGACTTCTTGCACGCGCGCGTACCCACGACGGCCGCTGTGGCCACGGGCTACCTTAGGATCTATCGCAGCAGTCTGGCGCCGACCCAAGACGCTGGGGAGTTCAGGGCACCATGAGACGGGTAGCAAATGGACCTGGTATTCCCGGCGCTCCTCTACAGTGGGCCACTGCTGGCTTCCCGTCGAATGGGAAGCTAGGGAGACTCGAGATCATCGAGCTGTTCACCCTGGCCGCCTCGTTGAATGGCATGAACAGCAGCGCTAGCGGCACTGGCGCCACTTTCACCGACGACGAGACCGAAAGCGGCCGTATTGGTATCGCGAACTGCCGGACGGGCACGACCACCACAGGCCGCGCTGGCGTCATCTCTCGAGCAGACACGGTGCTGTTTGGCGGCGGTCGGCATCGTATTCGCTGGGACACAAAAGCTGCCCACCTGAGCGACGGCACGGATACGCTTACGGACAGGCTGGGCTTTCTGGACTCGATATCTGGCGAGCCCACGGACGGCTGCTATTTCCGCTACACGCACGGCACGAACAGCGGCAAGTGGGAAGCCGTCACCCGTGCCGCTGGCGTCGAGACTGCGACGGATACGGGCATCGCGGCGTCTACTAATTGGGTTTGCTTCGAGATTGAAGTGAACGCGGCCGGGACCAGCGTCGTGTTCTACATCAACGGCTCCGTCGTCGCGACGAACACCACGAACATCCCTACCGGCGGTAACCGCACCGGTTTCGGCGCTGGGGTCATCAAGTCTGCCGGCACCAATGACCGTGAGTTCCGCCTGGACACGATGGCCTACAGCTTCGAGCCGACGTCGCCGCTATGACCCGGCTAGCCCTCCTCCTGCTCTCGTGCGCGGACGCCTCCGTCCACATGCCCGACCCGTTTAGCGACTGCAACCGGGTCGAGGTGGCCGCGTACACGGCAGGAGACGAGTGCATCCGACTCGAGGACACGAACGGGCGGACGCTGTTCAAGCTCTCGACCAGTGAGAGCTGCGGCGGGCCGCCCTGCATCACGATTCACCCCGGCGAGACGGCGTACGCGCTCGAGCTCGACCGGTTCATTGCTGAAGCCGCCGATTGGACTGTCCAGACTGGACCTTGCGAGTCACTCGGCGAGTGCTGCGCGGACTTCTACGAACCATGTGGGGGCCCGTGCTGCTGGTGAGACTCATATGCGCGCCCTAGCTCTCATAGCCCTACTCCTCATCAAACGCAGCCGCCTGCGCGGCCTGCTCTGGAGGTAACCAATGCCGCCATCCACCGAACACCTGAGCCGTACGCCTCGCGTTACCAGAACCAACATGACGGCAGTCGCCGTTGTGCTCCAAGCTGTTGCCCCGGTCGTTCCGGAGCCGTGGGGCTACGTGCTAACTGCACTCGCCTGGCTGCTGGCCGGCGGCGCGCATATCCCGCAACCGGGCCAGCGGTGACCGGCGAGGAGTTATACGCGCGGCAGGCCCTCGTACAGCGCCTGCTGGACTGGGCCTGTGACGGCGAGCGCGGCGTCAGCGAGGACCACCCGCATTACGTCGACGTGACCGAGGGCAGGGACGTGGGCGCCATGCGCGCGAAGTACAGCTCTTGCGGCGACCTTGCACACTGGCTGCTCTACCGTCTCGGCTGCCGCGCCCCGTGGGTCAACCGCAAGGAGCACCGCGGATGGAAGGTTGGCGCGAATGTCTCGCTACTGGCGACGGCTCCGCAGTCCGTCCGGCAGCTGCCAGTGCCCGGCTCGCGCTTCGAACCTGGTGATGTGCTCATCGTGTGGAACGACACGCAGGGCAGGGACGCCCACGTGATGGTCTGCTACGAGCACAGGCCCGACCTCGCGCGGCTCGTGGTCAGCGAGTACGGGCAGCCGGGCGGGCACACGCGCAAGCGCCTGATGGTCGCGCAGAACGGACTGCTTTGGATTGGCACCCGCAAGCTCCAGCGCTGGTTGCCGCTTCACCTGGTTCTCGCAAACACTGAAACGGCAGGGGTGTCCCTGCCATGGGCCGCCGACACCGACCCAGCCCCAGCACCCGAGGGGGAGGACGATGCCTGACCGCACCCGCGCACAAATTACCGCCGAGGGTTTCCGCGAAATCGACTCCCGACTGGAGCGGATGGAAACCATGCTCGCGGATATCCGTCGCATCATCGTGGACCTGGCTGACGGCCACTCAGAGCATCGCCACGCGACCAGGGACGCGGTGGACCGGCTTGGCACCAGGGTCAGGGCGCTCGAGCTCGTAGTGCCGCAGAGGGGGGTGGCCAATGGCAACGGGGGAGAATAAGAGCCGCCTCGGGCAGCTTGCCGACGAGCTGGAGGGCATCGACGCAGACGAAGTCACCGGTACGAACATTCAGGCTCTGCCCGGCTCGACCGTTGTCGTCACCACCGGCAAGCACCAGGCACTCAGTCCCGACGACCTACCAACGAGGCCCGACATGATGATACCGCCGAAGCCTGACAGTACTGCGCCGAAAGCCCGCTTTGCCCTCGCTGTGCTCGACCGGATTCAGCCGCCGTGGTTACGGGTCCCGGTGGTCCTCGCTGTCATCGGAGCTGTCGTGTTCCTGGTCGAGCGGGGTGTGCGGCTGTGGCCGTAGCCAGTAGAAGTACAGCGGTTCTCTGTTCAGGTCACGTATAGTCGGCCCGACAATGCCGCAGCGATGGCACTTGCCGGCGTCGGTGTACATGGGCAGGAGCTCACGCTCAGCGTCAGTCAGGCAGTTGCCGCAGACATAGGCCATCCTCGCCACTGTATCACCACTCTTGCTGGACTGCTCGGCGCACTCCTCGCAGATGTAGCCGTAGTATGATTCGCACCGGCAGCCCATCACCCCGACCCGCCCCGGTCCCGATTGCCGAGGATCCGCTTGGCCTGCGCGAGCGCCCAGCTGGCTTGAGCCAGTGACGGACCGATGTCGTCGCACTTCAGGCCGGCCTTAAAGAGCTCCCACGGATTGGTGATGGTCAGCACCTTCGGGCCAAGAGCGACGATTCGCCTGGTGAGCTCGTCAGCCGTCGCCGCGTAGTCGTTGCTGGTGCTCATGTCGCCCCGCCGCGGGCTTGGCCGGTGCCTGACCCGTCGCAATGCTCGCACCAAAGGCCGGCGTTCGTCTGGCCCCAGCCCCCGCACGCCCCGCACACCTCCCCGCCCCGCTCGGGTGGCTCGTCATTGCGGGCAAATTCCGGCGCTTCCCTTTCGCGCTCGGCAATCTCGGCCATGCGTGCCTCGTGCTGCTTTTGCTGCTCGTCAACGGCCTGCTGCCATGCCGGCTCGCCCGCCTCCCCCGGGCTTGCGGCGAGGGTGGCTAGCGGCGTCGTGGATAGCTGCACACCGGATGCTCTCACGGCCGCTTGCAGCATCTCGGCAAGGCCCCTCGGGTTGACGCGCACGTTGACGCCGTCCGCTATCAGGCACTGGTTCGCCGCGTGTGTCGCCTCGAATGCCAGCGCTCGGAGCTTTTCGCTCAGCTCCGCCACGCGCGACCGGAGCCGGTCGGCTTCGGCCTTGGTCCTGATGACGTGGTCACGTAGCCGCCAGGCGTCGCACGGAACCTCGTCTAGCTTGTCGCCGAAGTGTTCGCACATCTGCGCCACGTAGCCGCAGAGCTCATCGAACAGCGCCTTGTAGTTCGCCGCCGTGTTCTTCAGTACCTCGACCGCGGCGGCCTGGTCGGCGCGGCCTAGGTTGTATATTGCCCGAAGTAGGGTCGGCTGCGCGGTGCCATCAATTGGCCACCCAGGCGGATAGTACGCCTCCAGCGCATCGCCATAGGCCTTGCTCAGCTCTTCGTCCGTCCGTGTCGTCATGGTCGTTTCCTCGCTAGCTCGCCTTCAGCTTCTCAATCGAGCGCACGACCTTGGCCATGTCGCCCTTGTAGTGACGGACGCGACCCCACATCTCGTGATAAGTCACGGCGAACCGGTCGGCCCATTCTGCTACCGGCAACGTCTCACCCTGCCAGGTGGCCAGGTTGTTGTTGCGCTTGTTGCGACCGTTCTTCTTCTTGGTCGACCACTGCACATTGCCGGGCTCGTAGTCGCCAGCGTTGTCTTTGCGGTCTAGCTCGTAGTCCGGGCCAGGACACTCGCCAACGTCGGCGACGAACGTCCAGAAGTCATCGTTCCAGGCCGCGCACACCCGCACGCCTCGGCCACCGTAGCGCGGATAGTCCTTGTGCTTCACGTCGTAGCAACGTGCGCGCATTCCCTTCCAGCGCTGGTACAGTGGATGTTCCGTTGTCTTGATGCCTGGCACGCGCGCCGCCAGCTTGCGTTTTGCTCGCTGACGCAGGTCTAGGGGAACACCGAGGTCAGCGCGCTTGGCCAGCGTGCTCTCTGGGATATCGAGTCGCTTCGACCACTCAGAGAGTGTCAGCGTTTCGCCGTTGAAGGTGATATAGCGGGCTGGTCTGCTCATGGCTCACTCGGGGGAACCGCTGTTTTTCTGCGGCGCCGTGGGCGGGTTTTCTCGGGGGCTCCCAGTAACCCGCGCAAGCCTAGCCACCGCTGGGCGTGCGCCTGTGCTTCGGGGTCCGGTGGTGAGTCGGTCCAGCGCTTGCGGTAGCTCCGGTGCTCTCCCTCGTGGCCATCTTCCAGGATGCAAAACCACGCTGTGGCCTTGCCGTTGCGACTCCGGAAAGCGTACGCCGGGCACTGCTTGCGCTTGAACGGCTCAAGTGGCTTTGTCACGAGCGTGCCCCGCGTAGCAGCGCGGCGGTTGCTTCGATGTGCCACCATCGCTCCAGCCCAGGAACAACGTCGACTGCGCGACGGACCAGCGCGCGCAAGCGCTCGATTTCCTGGTCGCGCCACGCTAACTGCGCCGCGATCTCAGACTTTTCATGTAGCCCCTCCGCGGTCATCGCTTCCACGTGACGGCAGTAGTGCGGTTCCAGGGTCATCGGGTCCACGTCCGGATAGGTCCTGCTCATAGTTTCCTCACTAGTCTCGGCCGCTAGCGCGGCTCGCTGTTTTGCTCGGCGTTCGAGCGGTCGTTTTCTTGGGACGCCCCTGCAACACAACCGTGCGGGTAACAGGTCAGCACGTACACGCCGCGGCGCGCTGGCGGCCCATAAAACACCTCGCAAAGTTCGTCATCCCGCAAGGTGCCGTAACAAGTCACTGCGACGCCCTGCAGTCCGTTCAGCTCCGCCCACTGTCGGGCCTTCTCCGTGTGCTCGGCGTCGGGAAAGCAGCCTACCAGGGCGAGTGCTACGAGTAGGTGCCTCACGACCGCCCCTCGCTGTTCTCGGCGGGCGGTTCGTCGGGCCTGCTGCCGGGCTGACGGACGTACGCCTCCACACCCCGCACCAGCGGTAAGTCCTCGATGTAAAAGATATCGTCGCAGTGGTGGAACGTTGTGCCGTTCGCTATTAGCTGGCACAGCCGCTGCTGAGGCGCAGCAAGCCAAGCCGCGTACAGCCGCTCAATGACAGCGCGCTTCTGCTCGGGCGTTTCAGCTCTGTCGTTCATGGCCATGGTTTTCTCCCTAGCTTCGGACGCTAGCGGGTTTACTTCTCCGCCGCCGTGGGCGAGGTGAGGGCTAGCAGCTGCGGAAGGGCGTCGCGCACCGCGATAACCAGCTCCCAATGCCTCCAAGGCGCTCGCGTTGAGGTCTCGTCCAACTCCCTGAGCGGCGCCAGCACAGCCTCCACCGCCGCCAGGCGCTGTTCAGCGAGTTCGGCACGTTCGTGCAAGCGCAGGGTTTCGTCGAGGTACACATCCGCCGTGCGCTTAACGGACTGTGCCGCTTCGACGATGTCCCGTCCCTGCTCTACGTCTTCGCCAACTCCCAAGGCGTTCACGATAGCCGCCAGGCGCTGTTCTAGGGCGGCGATGTGGGCGATGGTTTCGTCGAGCAGCGGCACGTCCGGCCCAACCCGGTCGTTCTCGGCGTGGTACTGGCGCTCTTCCTTTAGTCGTTCGATTAGGTCACCCATCGCTCAACCACCTTTCCGCCGCCTGTAGCCGCTCAGTGTGTTCGACGCCGCGCGTGTATGCCTGCTGCTCGATGCCGCGTCGCCACCAGTGCAGGAGCAGACGCTGTCCGCGTTCGCTGTCACAGAGCAGGTCATAGAGCAGCATCTCCAGCATCTCCGCCGCGCTCAACGGCTCCCGCCTGAACCGGACGTCACGTACCATTCTTCACCTCGGCAACTTTCGCCAGGTACTCCCTCAGATGGGCAGCAGCGGCACCATAGCCCTCCGCTTTGGCCTGCAGGTACGCGGCACGTGCGTATTTATCGCGCACACCAGCCGCTTCCGCCGCCTGCGCATCAAGTTGCATGGCTCGGTGCTCAAAGTGGCGCGCCATGCCAGCAATGGCGTGGAGCACGTCGATTCTGCCCGTTGCGTAGGCAACCTCGCAGGCCGCCTCCAGCTCCTCCTGGTTGCACAAGCGTGGGCCGGCGTACGTAACCTCACCCGCCATTCTTCACCTCGGCAATGGCGGCGCGGAGTTCTCCCGCCGGGTCGATGTACCCGACGTCGTCAAGCTCACGAGCCAACGCCTCCAACCTTCGCTCCCAGCGAGCAGCCTCTGCGGCGCGGATGGCGGCGTCTCTGGACTGGACCATGTCGGCCGCTCCGGCGTAGTCGCAGACAACACGGAAGCTGCCGTCAATGCTGCCCTCGGCATCCGTGCACTCGTCCAGCAACCGCTCAGCGAATGATTCCGGCGATTCGAGGTGAGACATCTTCACCCTCCCAGTCAGAATCGAAGCCCCACTCCGACTCGTCTCCGTATCGTGCATCCTCTTCGCGTGCCCGCTGGATGCGGAGGTCGATGCAGTATGGAGCGCACGGCTCACTGTTTACCGCGTAGCAGCCAGGGCAGACCCAAGGCTGGCCTTCCGCGGATTCGAGGTCAGGCATGCGAGGCTCCCTCATTGGCAATGCGAGCCAACACGTCACCGTGACAGGACTGCGGCGCGCACCAGCAGCCGAGCACCTTGCCGCGTAGTTCGGCTTTTGCCTTCGCGACGAGTTCGGGCTGGTCGAGCAACCACTCCTCGTACGCCGCGAGCGCTTCGGCCCGGGTTTTGACCACGTACCCGGCAACCGTGCCATGCTTGTGTGAGAACGGGTTACCCCAGACCGAGCCGCGGCCACGACCGATGTAGACATCGAAGGGTGCGCGCTTGCAGTGAACGACCAGAGGGTGCGCCATCTCAGCCGCCCCCGTTCGCTCGGTTGGCTGCGTTGACGCAGGCGACGATGAAGCGGGCATCATCCATCTCGTCGCACTGTGCGACGAACCCGTCGTTCGCGTCGTAGATGTTTGGGGCTAACAGGTCGACATGCCACGGCAACGGGCTCTCCTTGTCAGGCCCCACCCTCTCCTCCTCCGGCGCCGCACCCTTGCCCTGCTGCTGGCGAAGGTGGGCGATAACGTGGCCGAGCGACTCAGTCAGCGTCTCGTTGTCACGCACGTGGCCTAGCTGCGACGAGAACGCCTGCTCGGCGGCCGCCAGGTAGTCGCGAGAAGCAGCGGACCCGGCTGGCTGAGCGGAGGTACGAACTCCGCACGACTGCTCGGAGCGCGAATGAGCAGAACCAGCCGGGCCGCTGGCATATCTGTCGAGCGCTCGCGTCACAACGCCGCTGATGCGCTCGATGGTAACCGGTACTGGATAGTGTGCGCACAGCCAACCCCACACGTCACGAACGGCGCTAGCGAGGGCAGCCAGCTCCCGCCTCGCCTGCTCGAGCTCGCCCCGCAACCGCTCCGCCTCCTCGTAATACCGCTTCGCAAGCCCAGCCTCCCTGAGTGCGTCCGTACGCCAGCCGTCCAGGTCGCGCTTGCACTGCTCGAGCTCGGCGCGGGCGGTGTCAGCATCGGCCTTCGCCTTGCGCTCTTGTTCCTCGTAGCACTCGACGGTGGCAATCGCGCTCCTTGCCAGGTCTAGCAGCGACAGCCCCGACGGCTTTGCCGAGTAGTGTTGCGCCAGATATTGCCAGCATTCTTCGCGCTCGTTCGCAGCAGCCCGCAGCCTCTCGCACTCATCCTCCAGGGCGCGGACGGAGTCGGAGAGGCTATTCGTGTTCACTTCCATCGCCAGAAACCCCTTCCGACCAAGCCGAACTGAAAGCTCGTGAGAACCACGTCTTTGGGAAAAGGGTTCTTCCCGTCGAAGCTCAGCCTCGGCGCCAGATCGAGCACGTAGCCGTAGCGCACGCAGTAGCTCTGGAACCAGTCCGCGCCCGAGCTCGCCGGCGTTAGCAACAGGATCCGGGCGCCCCGTTGCGATTCCTCGGCGCACTTCTTGGCCCAGGGGGTGACATTGCCGAACGGCGGGTTGCAAAAGAGCAGCCCGCTGATATCTGCCCAGCTCTGCTTGAGTGAATCTCGCGGCTCGTCGAAGAACGCCCCGGGCGTGATTGCGTTGTTGATATCAGCAGCCAGGTCGAAGTCAGGCCAGCCGAAACGCTTATCGACCGCAGCCAAGAAATCGCGCGGCGTGCAGTAATCCTGCTTCGACCTGCCGCGGTTCATGGAGGCGCCCGTTTTGACTAAGTCGTTCATCTCACTCCTTCTGCTCTCATGCCAACGAGTCGAGCGGCTACAAGTCAGGTTGAGGGGTGGGCCTGGTGGTTGTAGCGAAACGCTCGACCCGCGGGCATGAACCGCGGGTGATTTCTCAGAAGCCTAGTTCGTCATCATCGCCAGGTTCACGCATGCGCTTTTGGTTGCTGTTGCCTGACCCTGAAGCCTTGCGCTGCCGACGATCGAGCATGGCGCCCTTCATGCGCTCTTCGAGAGAGGCCACCTCATGGCTCTCCATCTTTTCTTTGACGTTCAGGCCGCCGCCGAGTGAGTTGACCCAGCGCACGCGCGAGTAGGTTTTGCCGTCCTGTCCGGTCTCGTGTTCGACGACGATCACGCACGGGCGGGAGCCGAGTCCACCGAGCTTGGCAAGGCTCTGCCCGTCCCAACCGGCGTTTTCGAGACTGTCGAGCGTGCGTTCATAGGTAGCGTCTGTGAAGAAGCCATACCAGGTGATCCGTTGGCCCTTGTCGTCGCCGTCGGCGATCTCGAAAACGATTGCGACTTGTTCCGTTCCCTTCGACGTTTTGCCGAAGGTCCATTCGCGCGCGAGCGCTTGGTAATGTCCTGGTTTGAGCATCAAGCAGCCTCACTCTCAGCTAGTTTGGTTTTCAGAAAATCAACGAGTTGACAGAGCTTGCGGGTGTCGTTCCCGGCCCGTTCGATGGCGGCTTTCGCCCTGTCCTGTAGTTTCGGGTTTGCTCTGTCGATCAGCTGCTTGATCTCGACCATAACTTTCTCGACATCGAGGGCGCCGGCGCGCGTCGCCTGCTCAAACTCCTCCCAGTCGAGCGCCATCTCGTAAGGCAAGTTGTACTTGTTCTTTGCGTCCCAAGCTGGGCGATGTTCCGTGTACACCACGCGCGAGCCATCGCCGACGCCACGGACTCGGCCATCTTTCTCGCGGGTGTATATCCTGTAGTTGGCAAACAGCACAGCCTTCGGCCACTCTTTGATTAGGGCTGCCGCTTTGCCGTGGAGCTTGAGCTCGTAGCGGTCGTAGTCATCACCGACCGGGTTTCGGAAGGTCTTCACCTGACTGTGTGCCAGGACAATGACGTGCATTCCCTTCTGCATATGCAGAACATCGAGCTTGTCCGTCAGTCTGCGCCACTCCTCGAGAGCGAGCACATAACCTTTGCCATAGCCGAAATCCTCGATGGAGTCCTTCTTGCCCTCGCGACAGACGTAGTCATGGATCAACGGCTCGAGCCAATCGACCGTATCGATGGCAATCGTCTTGAAGTCGTGATTGCTGTTGGCGAGCTCGTCTAGTGCTTCCACGCACCCTTCCCAACTGTCTGGTTTCGGGAATCGCGCGACATCGAGCTCTGACGTTCCGTTCTCCGAATCGAGAAAGACGGGGTTAGGAGCATTGGCGGCGAACGTGCTCTTTCCGATCCCTTCTGGGCCGTAGAGCACTACACGGAGCGGCGTTTGAAGGCGCCCCTTTCTCACATTCGATAGCTTCATGTTGGACATTCGGTTCTCCTTGCCTTGTTGCAGGTGTGATGTGTAGGCAGAGCACTTCGGGCGCGCACGACAGTAGAATGCGTCGCAATGCGGACCGGGATTCGCTGGCGTACGCTTGGCCAGTAGGTCTCCCATCAGTACGACCAACCGCGCCCTGTCATTCTCGATGTCGGCAGTCGATCGTGCGACAACGTCGACCACGACCTTGCCAGTCTGCTTGTCGACGTAGTGAAACTCTGTGCGCTGCACGCCGGTCACGACGCTGGCGAAACGGAGCTGCCAGGCTTCGGTCGCGGGCACTCGTTTTTTCCCGGTCTTTAAGTCGATTATTGTCGTCTTGCTGACAATGTCGAGCGTCCCGGCAATGCCACTAACCAGGCCGTAGCCTCGACCGATGCGCTCGCCAATCTCTCGAGCTGAGCCGTCGGGTAGCAGCTCGTAGGCTACCTCGTGACGACGTGGCGACGGGAGGAGCGGCTTTCCGTGCCGCAGCCAGCCTTCGTACATAGCACGCACCAGACGTTCGGTTTCTTCGTCCTGTAGCTCAAGGCGGGCGCCGTATCCGTTTTCCACGAGCGAGTGGAATGCGGTACCAAACTGCGCGGCTGGCCCTGGGCGATCTGGAACGTAGATGTCCGTCCAGTGGAGGCACTGCACAGCTAGATCAAGTTTGGACGCGGTGAGTTTAGCCACGCCCCCGCCCCTCCGGCATCGCCCTGCCCTTGTCGGTGAGTGCATACCCGATCGGCCGATTGCTCTCGGGCAAGTAGAACTCTAGCCAACGATGCACGTTGACGCGTTCAGCCTCGGACAGGGCCACAGCGAGCACGTGGGATAGTTCCGCGCCCTTACAGGCGATTCCGACGACGCGCTCAGTCATGGCTCACCGTGTGGCTCTTCGGCCATGCCGGGCCGCGTTTGGCGGTAATCATCGCCAGACCCTCACGGTCGCATCGGGATTGTCTTCGCAGGCCGCGAGATAGCGCCGGGTGAATTCCAGTAAGCCCTCGTAACTTCCCCAACCGTTCTCTGGATTGAACTTCCGGAACCCATCAGGGTCGGCGGTTAGCCGCTCGATGCCGGCTCGCAGGATTGGTATTAGCTGCCCAGCCTCTTCGATACCGTGCTCCTCCGGCTCCCAGAGAGCTTCGTAGATGCCTGCCTCGCGCGCCATGCGTCCAACGTTGTGAGTGATGTTGGCCGTAAACACCTCGATTGGGCGCTTCGCTTCCAAGTAAACATCTAGGCTCACTTCAGCACCCTCCTCACATACTCCGTCACCATCGGATGCCCCTCGACGCGCTCAGCTCGCGCACGGAGCTCCTTCAGCACCGGCCCCGAGAAGCGCCGCCCAGCGGCGAAGCCAATCCAGTAGGCAATAAAGGCGCCGAGCGCGCTGCCGATGACTGAGCCCCAGTCCATTAGACAGCCTCCTTCATCTGACACTCCAGCATCGCGACCTGAAGCGCGTGCGCCCAGGCGTCGAGCCGGTCAGGTCGGTCGATGCTGACCGTTACGTCCCTGAGCATGCAGCGCAGGTACACGTGCCATCCGCCTTCGTGAGTCATCCACTCGGTAGCCACGCGACCGGAGTCGGCTGTGAGCCACTGCTCCCGCATGGTGTCGATGCGCATCGCGTGGGCGAGGCGAGTAACGGTGTCGAGGGTGGCGGTCATCGTCGTCGCTCCCGTAGTCGCGCGTAACGCTCTGCAACTTCCGTCGACAGACCGTGGCGGCGGCAATGCCGGTCCACGTCACAGTGGCCACCGGCGCAAGGCCGATACGCGATGGTCATGCAGATATCGATGAGCCACGCCGTGCGGGCGTACTTGTTCGGCCAGCGTTGATAGAACTCGAGTTGGGCGTTCATTACGCAACCTTCCTCCCTCTCATCCGTTCAAGCCGGTACGCCACTGCTGCAGTCCGTGCGTGGCGCTTGCACGGGCGTCCCTCGTCACAGCCGCTGCCGATGCAGGGCCTGTCACGGAGGCGCAGGCTGGTATCAACCAGGCGGGTTAGGAGGGCGCGGTTCATGACGACCTCTCGCTTGTTGGCGCAGCGTCGTCCCGTGCGGCACGCGCTGCAGCCTGCGCCTCCTGCCACGTGGCGAAGGTTGCATTGTCTGGCAAGCGGTCGCGGAATCGCTCGGGGATATCTCCCTGGCACCAAAGATTGCGCGTCAACACTTCGCGCCCGTCGTGGAAGCGCACGAGAAACGGCCTGCCGCTGTGCCCGCTACCCCATCCTGGTTGCGGTGCATCCGGCGCGATCCAGTAGTGGACTCCGTCCACGATTACCGAGCGCTGGCAACCTTCGGCTTTCCACTGGAGTTTGCCGTGCCAGAAGTGGCAACGGTGACAGAGCTGCGCGGCGGCGAATTCTTCGCCGGCTTCCGGTATCCAAAACTTGGCGCGATCAAACTCTCCGCACTCGCGGCACTGGAAGCCGTCTCCCCACGCTTTCGCGGCGCATGAGCTGCAGAGCGTGCGGTCCGCGTCCGGACCGTCCCGGAAGTCGTTCGTGTGCTTGGTCTGTTTGCACTCGTCACACGTGCGATGCAGTTGATAGGTCATCGTTACGCAACCCCCAGACTAACCAGCATCACCGGCGCCATGATGTAGCTAGCCCGCAAGTCAGCCGCGCACGCGCTGCACAGGCGCTCGCCGACAGCAACCGGCTCCGTGCACACCTCGCACGCACTGCGACAGCGCCCGCAGTACGCATCGACGCGACCGAAGATAGTAGCGACGTGCTCGAAGCAGTCACTGCAGGTCGGGCATTCGCAGGCGTCGACGTGAAGCGAGCAGTGGAGGCAGTAGGTGCCGGGGAGGGAGGAACTCATGGCCCGACCCCTCGAGGCATGGCCGGGCATTCGCCGCGTCCGCACCAACCAGAAACTGAGTAGCGGCTTGGCTTGCCACAGGGGCACCGCTTAGCGCCGGCCCCGCCCAGGGAACGCTCCAAAAGCTGGTCCTGGGCGGGACCTATTCCGTTCTCTTCCGGTTGCCCAGACGAGTCGGCCGAGTCTGCGCGACCAGCCGCCAGTCGTCGCTTTAGCCACTTGCTCAACAGCCCGAGTGGTCCTGGTGTGTATTCCATCGGAACGGATGCGCCGTGCACGATGCGCGCGACGGCCTTGAGCCAGTCCGCCTCGATACGCTCTTCGCGGGCATCCTTGCGGACGACAATGTCAGCAGAGCGCGCGGTGCGAAGACGCGTGTCGTACTGCAGCGTGCGCACCATGTACTGGTACGTACGGCGGCCGAGCGCGAGCCGAAGCAGCAAGCGGCATACGGCACTCATCGCACCCGCCTCCGTCTCTCCTTCAGGCTCGCTACCTCTGCGTGACACACATAGAGCGAGTCGGTGATCTGCTTTAGCGCCTCTTCGAAGGCCTCGTTGAGTGTCGCTGCGGCAGCGTGGCCAAATGGGATTTGCCCGGCGCCGTTCTCGGCCCCACTGAGCGTCAACCGGACAGACCAGCGGACCTTGCTCTCTACCAATGCGGTAGCGACGACGGCACTAACTGAAGCATCGTGAGCGCGCATCGCTTCGAGCCATTCGAGGACTCGCTGCATTGCGGCAGCCGCGCCGTCAGCCGCGACTGCTGCGGCCAGCACCTCGGCGGTCATGACGCTCTCCGAACGGGCGCGGAGGCCTCACTGTGCTTCGCGGCATCACGAGCGCGTTCGCGATAGAACTGCGCAACGGCCTGGCGTGTCTCCGCGCTCGGTAGCTTGCCGCTCTTCGGGATGACACCGGCGGCTTCTGCTACCGCGCGCCAGTATTCATCGGGCCAAGTCGCTAGGTTACTGGCGATGCGCTCGCCGTCGCGAACAGGATGAAGCACCGGCTGACGGCTGCGATCACTGCAGATGCCATCGATGACGCGCACGAGGGCGGTCGCTTTACGGTAGCGACCGGCTCGTTCGAACGGATTGCGTGCGGTGATGTTCATTGCGCGATCTTTCGGAGAGGGACGACATTCGACGGGCATTTCGTCAGCGCCGGTTTCGGCATGGGCACCGATCGGGGCGCCTCATCGATCGTTTCGCCCGACACGTCGGCCGTGCGCGGCGGTTCGCTTTCGCGCTCCTCCACAACGAGAAGCACCAGCACTGTGCGTTTCAACAGGACCTCCTTCGGCAGCTGGGCCGAAGTCGGGTGCATCTCGGGACCGGGGGGGGACAGTCGCGCGAGACGCGCCCGCTTCGGAGCAGGGCCGGCTGACACACAACAAGTAGCGCACTGGCTACGCAGTAGTCAACTAGCTACTAGAGCAATTCGACACGAGGGCAAAGAACGGCCGCTCGGCCGAGCTGTGTGGACATTGCTCGTCACTGGGTGCGGTACGACTCGTGGTTATCCACAGCCGATGGAGTTATCGCTGACGCATGGGCGGTATTTCAGCAGCAGAGATTGAAGGCGCTGCCGATGGGCTGCTTCGCTGGGCCGGAGATCAGGCCCCAGGCATTGTGGCCTTGGCGGAACGGTTGCTCGGGGCCGGTTGTGTGCGCGCAGTGCACGCTGGGGCGTTGCCCGGAGTGGCCGCTGTGGCCCGCGTGGGAGGCAACTGGCGGATCTACATCCGCGCTAGGGCATCTGCGGAACAACAGACCTTCGCAATCGCGCACGAGCTCGCTCACTGGTGCTTAGGGGAAACGGCGACTGAGACCGAATGCGATGCATTGGCTGCCGCCCTGGTGATGCCCTGGCGGCCGTACCTCGCCGCGGCGCGTTCTATCGGTCAGTCGTGGTCTGTTCTTGCTCAGCGGTTCGTCTGTACGGAGAGTGCCGTTGCGCTCCGCTGGGGTGAAGTTGTACATGATCCGCTGGTACTGATAGCGCCACGCGTTGTTCGTGTGCGGGGTGCCCCGTGGACATGGCCGCATGATGAGCGCCAGCTACGCGGGTTGGCCAAGGCGAGCCGCGAAAACGTTAGCGTTTCGACCCTTGACGGCGATCACCGACGCGTCCTGCTCATCGCGGTCTGATTCTAGGTTTTGCGCGGTCTTCCGGTGCGTCTTGGTGTTTTCAGCCGTGGTTGCTCGAAGAGCGTCCCAACGTTGACGCCTAGGACCTTGCTCAGGCGAACAAGGCTGCGCACACTCAGGTTTTCTGTGCCGCGTTCGATGGCCTGCCAGTAGCCAAGGCTCACGTTTGCCAGTTCTGAGATCTGTGCTTGCGTAAAACCACGCAGTCGGCGAAGCTCGGCGATCTTCCGGCCCAAGTTGACAAGGACTTGGTCCGCATCCTGTTGGGGCACCGGGCCGCAGTACAGGAGCGACGCTGGAGAAAAGACTTACTTTTAGGTGAGGCTTTGAAAGGAAACAGGCGGGAGATGCAGCACAGACCAAAGGGGGACTACTGGGTGGGCTATGCTCGGTGTGGCCGTTACTGGTCGGCGGCCATTTATCTTCATGATTGCGGTGAGTACCACCTAGCGCACGTTGCGACGGGGTCGTGGAGGCACGTTCGAAGGGCGGCTTGTTTCGCCCCCGCCCTTGCCTCGCTTCTTGCCGCCGAGCGTGGCGGGCCACATCTTGACGCTGCTCCGCGCGTCGTCCGCTGAGACCCCCTTCTCGGTGTCCTTTGTGACAACTCGTTCACCTGGAGGGGCTTGGCGGTGCTTCTTAGCGAAGCGCTCTGCCGCGAGCTGATTGTCAAAGAAGATGAACGCGTCGATTTCGTCGATCTGTTCTGCGTCGATGAAGTCCGACGAGCCGACCAGTTCGTCCACCTTGCGCTTATCGTACCGCTCGTAGAGACGCTCGCGCACCTTTTTGAGGCTGCCCCGACGGTCAGCTTCACGCTCCGTCTCGTAGACGCGGGTAATGCCGGGCGATGGTGTGTCCGCAGGAGGCGCCACGACCTCCCGCCGCGGTGGCTTCACTTCCTCTTGTCCAGCATGGGTAACGACCCTCGGTGGCACCGGCACGCTTGGCGACGGCCAGGGACCTCGACCGAAGGCCAGCCATTCTTCAGAAACACCGAACGCGTTGGCTAACTTCTTGATGACCGGCGGCTTTGCTTCGTGTTGCCTTCCGTTGAAAAGCTTTCCCAGGAGACCGCGCGAGATTTCGTGCTCCTCCTCGACCCTCGTTGCAGGTGGGAGCTTCCCCGTATCCGGATCAAGCGGAAGGCAGTGGTAGGCATACCAGACGCGAGCGCCCAAGCTCATGTCCACATGTTGCCATGTAGCTACCTGAAGAATCGACATGAAGCGGATTGACTACTAGGTAGCGAGTGCGCTACTTGGTAGTGGAGATGGTCGCGCAATACGTCAGCCGCTCGAGCACCGCGCTCGCGAAAGTCATGGATGAGATCGGCGTCGGAAAGCTCGCCGAGGACACCGACATCCACCGAACGCAGCTCTGGCGGTATTCGACGGGCCGCAGCAAGCCAGACGCTGATCAGATCGCGAAGCTGCATCGGGCTACCGGCGGTCGAGTTGCGGCCGACGGCTGGGAGACACTCGCCCAGTCTGACACCGAAGAAGACGCGCGACCTGCTGAGCCTAAGCCGGCCGGCAACCCAAGCGCTGCGGAGTAACCAAATGTCGTTCACTCCTGAAGCCATTCGTGTACCTAGACCACCGAGAGCGGACTTTGGCGCTGGGCGTCTGTGCCTAAGATCCAGCGCCCAACGTCCGGGAAGCACGCGCAGCGGCCTCGTAGCAGACGATCTGCCCGCCGTCGCAGCTCACAGCAACTATGTCCCCGTTGGTGGGGTCGCGCGTGAGTCGGTCGTAGTACCAAGCTGGCCCCCCGCTCCGTCCGCACGCGAGCAAGAACGCCAGGACGGTGGCCAATCCAAGAAGAGCGGTTCTCGCCATGGTTCATTGGCGGGTGGCAACCTGGTCGTAAGTGCTCGCGCACCCATCGCCGCTGAACGGGTCCGTGATGACGATCGAAAGCGTACCTGTGATGCGCTCGCCGTCGGCGTCCTGCTGCTCAGTAAAAGCGACTATCTCGGAAACGAAGCCCGTTTCGGGATCCAGGCACCGAATCGATCTGTCGAGTCGGCAGCCGTCAGAGCTCCATTGGTCAGGCTGGACGAACTCGCAGTCAGCAAGAGCCTCGCCTTCACCACCCGCCTCGTAGCGAACGACCTGGTCCGGAAACTCGCCGCACGTGCCGTTAGCGCGCTGGTCGTAGCTGATGACGTACGTGCCCACGCGATCGGTCTCCGGATCGCACGTGAACGAGTTTTCATCTTCGCCTCCACAGCCGACAAGCCAAACCGTCAACAGTGCCGCAATTGAGAGTTTTTCCATGATCGCTGCGAAAACCATGACCACCTGCGGAAATCAAGCAACGCCAGCCTTGACGTTGCGCAGGGCCGCTGCTGCCCGTTTGCGTCGCCTGGTGTGCGCTTCTGGTCTCAGCACGGAAGAGATCGCGCGGCGTTACGGGCTTGGCGTGCGGACTGTGCAGCGACTGATCGCCGGTAAAACCAGGATGACGGGACTCGAGCTCCTGTGTGCGCTCGAAGCTGACGTGGCGAATGACGTGAAGGAGGCGGCGTAGGTCATGACCAAGGTTGCTGGCTCGCGAGCTTTTCATGGGGCGCTGCGCGCTCAGATCGACGCAGCCTGGGAAGATCACATAGCGGGCAAGCGTGCGTCTCATTCAGCTAGCCTGCTCTACGGTTACGCGCCTGCTGATGCCACTGACCTGCGGGGCACTCCCTGGGTCCCATCTGTTCCCGTCCCCGTAGCTCAAATGCAGCGCCCGGTATGCGGCTGCGGGCAAACCCTTCTTCGGTCGTTTCCGGACTGGCCAGGCATGTGCGGCGACTGCGCGGCGGTGGTCGAAAAGTACGGCGACCACCTCGGCGACAGGGACAGACTCGAAGAACCAGCGGACCCCGATCCCACGAGCAACTGGGCCGCGTGGGCGCACCCGAACTCGGAGGGCCCATGACCATCGCCACCAACATCGTCATGGGCCTTGGTCTCACGGTGGTAACGATGCTCGTCGCCAGGCGGGTGCTCGCATGATCCCGAAGGCGCTGCTTATCGCCATCGGCCTATTGCCGGTGTTCCACGAAGATAAGGCCGACGATCGCAAGGGCGCACAGCTCGTGACCGTGGCTGCCGCCGTGCACGAAGCAGCGCGCGAGCAGAAGCGCTGGCCGGGCACTCGACGCGAGCTTGAGCTCCTGCTGTTCACCATCGGATGGCATGAGTCCGCGTTCTCGCTTCGCATCGGCGAAGGTCGCTGTAAGCCCCACGAGTGTGACCGCGGCAGAGCGGCCGGCCATTGGCAGATGCATCGCGCAACAAGCTCGAGCGAGGCTGCCTGGGTCGCTTCAAAGACCGACATCCGTATCGCTGCGCGCGAAGCCGCTCGGGCTCTCACACGGGCCAGGTGGGTGTGCAAGGGCACGTCCGGCGACTGGTTGACGGAGACTCTTAGGGGTTACGCCGGCAGTGGTTGCCGCAAGTCGTTCCGGGGCGAGGCTGCTCGGGTCGCGACGTTCCGGCGATTGGAGAGGGGCGGTCAGTGACCGAACCGCGTTACCTCAAGCCGGCAGAGGTGGCGGCTCTCCTCAACGTGAGCAAGCCGACGGCCATGAAGCTCGCCCGCACCGAAGGCTTGCCCATGGTTCAGCTCGGTCCACGGGTGTATCGATTCGATCGCGCGGCCGTAGAGGCATGGGTAGAGAAGCGACGCACCGCGCAGCAAAGGAAGGCGGGCTGATGGCTGTTGTCGAACGTAGGCGCAAGCGTGGGACCGTTTACTACGTGTGTACGTCCGTCAAGGGCGCGAAGCACTGGGAAAAGGTCGGCACCAACAAGCGGGAGGCAGAGACACTCGACAGGCAGCGTCGGCGCGAGGTCAAGGAAGGGACGTTCAGACCAGGGCAGGCGACGGCGCAGATGCTAGTCGAGACGTTCGGCCGTCGCTGGCTCGAGACGCGCAAGAATCGCACGGCACACAACGACGCGCGCTTGCTTGAGATCCATGTTTTCACCGTCGCCTGGTTCGCCAAGCTTCCCATCGGTGACGTGCGCCCGAAGCACTTTCCGAAGCTGGCCGGTGAGCTGCTTGCTGCTGGCAAGCTCGGCAGCAAGAGCATCAGTCTTGTGATGGGCCTCGTGCGTGTACTGTTCCGCGATGCAGCGCTCGAGGATGTGATCGAGGCCAATCCCTACGTGATGCCGCGCGGCCTGCTCAAGCGCTCTGGCAAGAAGCGCGAGCCGTACACAGCCACGGAAGCCGTTGCCCTACTCACGGCTCCCAAAGATGCTCTGTGGCGCGCCTGGAATCACGCGGCCTTCTACACTGGCCAGCGCTGCGGCGAGCTCTGTGGGCTTCGCTGGGGCGACTGGGACGATATGCCGAAGCCGCTCGGCTCTCTCCTCTGTGAGCGTCAGTACGACGGCCAGGCTCTGAAGACAGACCGACCGCGCATCGTGCCGGTGCACCCTGAGCTACGGGCGGCTCTGCTCGTTTGGCGCGAACAGTGGGCGGCAATGTTCTGCCGGGAGCCGGAGCCCAATGATCTGATCTTCCCTGCCCCGGATGGTCAGGCCTTCTCGAAGTCGAGCGTCTACAAGGCGTGGCTTCGCGGCTGCAAGGCCGCCGAGGTCACCAACCGCTCCGTCCATTCAACGAGACACACCTTCATCACCTTCGCGCGGCGCGGTGGGGCCAACCGCGAGGTGGTCGAACTCATCACCCACAACCCAAAGGGGACCATCGTCGACCGGTACACTACCAGGGACTGGGCCGAGCTCTGTGAGGCCGTGCTGGCCGTTCGGTACGTTGACGCGCCGGTTGACGCGGCGACGAAATCTAGCGGTTTTAAAGGCTCCAGCTCCTGGACTCGAACCTCGTCCACCTCAGAAAACCGGGAGAAAACCTGGAGCGCTCAGGAAACTGCGCGTAGCGAAAACACCGAGAGATCAGCGGTACGGCGCCACGGTGACGCGCGGGTTGACGCAAGCCAACTTGAGTTAGCCCCTGCTACCTGGGCGCTCGCCTACGCCGCCAATGACGTGCTCCGGAGGGCGGGGTGAGCGCCGACATCATCTCCCTCGACGACTATCGTCAGGAGCTCGCTGAGCGCGCCTGCGGGGTCGGTAAGTACTCTGGTGCCCGGCTGGTCGACGGGACGGTCGTGGTCAGCACCAGTCTTGACGATGAGGCCATGATTCTGAAGCCGGCCGCGGCTCGGACGCTGGCCCTCATGCTGCTCCACTTGGCTGATGTGGCGGATGGGGGTGACCGTGGCTAACGCACGTCGCTTGCTGCCCAGCCCCGTCCAGCTCGTCCGCAAGCGGCCGCTCATTCTCCAGCCGCACAAGTACAACGCAAGCACCGAGGACCTCGTCGGCAAGCGCTTTGGTTATGTCGTTGTTCTCTCTAGGGCTCCGACGGTAGCAATGTCTCGCTGGCGCTGTCGGTGCGACTGCGGGGCGGAGTTCGTACGCGACGGCAACTCGCTCAAGCAGTCCGAGAAGCATGGGCACGTAGCTAGCTGTGGGTGCAGGGGTCGGAGGCGAAGCACATGAAAAGATGGTGCCCGAATTGCGGCGTGGACTGCGATTGCGCGGATGCGTTCACAGTGAACCAACCGCCCAAGCAACTGTATCTCTATATCGCCGACTCCGCGAGTCCAACGACATACGGAACACGCACCTACGCCACTGGACTACGTAGGGCCACCAACGCCGACTTGGAGGCTTTGGGGCTGCAGCGCAAACGCACGAAGAGGAGGCGCACATGAAAGTCGCGGCCCTCTACATCGACCCTCGCGGGCCGTACCCGAAGCTGCTCGGGCCGGAGATGTGCTGGGACGAAGCCAGGGACGCGCGTACGTACGCCGGACCGTGGCCGGTGGTGGCGCATCCGCCGTGTGGTGCCTGGGGTAAGCTGAGACACCTATACGAAGGCAGCGACCGCGACTGCGCTCCGATTGCCATTGAGCAGGTCCGCCGCTTCGGCGGCGTTCTCGAGCATCCCGCTGGCTCCGAACTCTGGCGGATTTACCAACTGCCGCCGCCCGATGTGCTCATGTCGGACGGATTCGGGTTCTCGTTCGAGGTTGACCAGTGCGCCTGGGGTCATGTCGCCAGAAAGCGGACCTGGCTTTACGTCGCTCATGTCCCGCGGACGACCGTCACGGCAGGCATTCGATTCGGTGGCACGCCGACGCACTGGCTAAGCGGCGGACGCACCAGCTCGAGCCGCAAAGGCTCGCCGGTCCCACCCGGCATCAAGGTGTGCAGCGCCCAGCAGCGCCGCCGCACCCCCACCGCTTTCGCCGAGTGGCTCATCAGCTTGGCCGCGCAGGCCGGCAAGGAGCGTGCAGCGTGAACATCCGAATCATCAATGCGAACTCCGGCGCAACCAGGACTGGCACCTTTGAATGCTTTCACGGTGGCAAGAAGTCGCCATGGGCAGAGATTCGGCTGGGAATGGCTGGCGTCTACAACTTTTCGCTTCGGACAGGATGGTGCGAGCACAAGTCGACTGAGGCGCCGGCTTGGTTCGTACTCGCTGAAGATCTAGAACTTCTTCGAGAGGCAGCGCGCGAGAAGAAGCTGTCGTTCACTGTGGCGCCCATTCAAGCCCCGCAGCGTAGCGACGCCAAGCCGCGCAAGGCTCGTGGTCCCCAGGTTGCCCCCCCCGCTGTTTGAACGATGAGCGACGTTGCCATCGACAACGGCTCGCGTGCGCTTTGGATCCCTCGCCGGGCCCCGAATCTGAACGACCTTATTCGGGCGCACGCGCAGCACCCGCACGTCTACGATCGAATCAAGAAGAGCTGGGCAGATACGGTGGCGCTCGTGGCAGCACCGCGCTGCATCGCCAGTCTGCGAGGCGTGCCGTGCTCCGTTCACTTTGAGCTCATCGAAAAGGATAGCCGCCGAGACCCAGACAACATCGCTGCCGGCGCTGCGAAACTCATTCTCGACGGGCTCGTGAAAGCAGGCGTAATCGAAGGCGACGGCTGGAAGCACATCAGCGGTCTGAGTTTTTCGTGGCGCGTGGGTGAGCCGGTAGGCGTGCGGGTTGTGCTTACGCCAAGTGTAGGGGTGGCGGCGTGAAAGCTCTCGACCTCGAGGAGTTCCGCGGCGTGCTTTTTCTGACTGTGAGTCGGCGCGTGTGGCTCTTCTTCCGCGTCACCGAGGTGTGGTGGGCCAAAGACGTCAAGGACGTAAGCTTCGACGGCAAACGAAAGTGCCGAGACTGGAACCGGGAACACGACGGGAAGGCCGATTGTAGTCTCTCGTTCAGCCGACGACTTGACTGCCTGGCGGACGCCTGGATGCTTCGCACCGAGCAGGTCGAGAGTCTTTCAGTCAACGTTCATCGCCTGCCAAGGCGGGCTGGAGGCGGGACGTGAGGAACCGCGCGTGAGCCGTATTCGTACCGTCAAGCCGGAGTGGCTACAGGACGAGCGCCTAGCACTCGCGAGCGCAGAGGCACGCGTGCTCTCGATCGCGCTCATCCTGCTTGCCGACGACTACGGCAATGGTCGAGCCAACTCGGTGGTGCTCGGAGCCACTGTGTTCCCTGGCGAGGACAGTCCGCGCACGACTTTTGTCGCCGCCGCCGAAGAGCTCATCAAAATCAGATTCGTCCGCTTCTACGAGGTCGACGGGCAGCGCTACTTCTCGATTCGCAACTGGTCGAAGCATCAGCGGGTTGATCACCCAAGCGATCCGAAGGTGCCTGCGCCACGGCCAGAAGATGACGACACTGAAACAGCGCACCTTCACACGGCCGATGGCCCTGGGGCTGGTGCACAGAATCGCGCAGGCACGGCCGACGGCCCTGAGCAACGCGATCACGCTGCCACGACAGCTGTAAGTAAACGAAAGGACACAAAACAAGTCGACTCGCGAAACTCTCGCGAGTCCCTCGAGAATGACTCAGGAGGATTTCGATCCTCGCGCGATCCCATCCCTTCCTCTGATCTCTCCCTTCTTACAAAGCCTTTAACGGATCTACCTGAAAAGCCTGGATCTGCGCACGCGCGGAGCAAACCACAGGCCAAAGCAAAGCCGACCGAGGACCGGGTGCCGAGGCCGCTAGCGCAGGACTGGCAGCCCGAAGCCGAGCAGGTCTCGGCGCTGGCAGCGAAGCACCAGGTCACGGAGGCGCGCATTCGGGCAATGCTGCCGGAATTCGTTTGGTATTGGCGCAAGGACGGCAAAAAGACTACCGCGCGTGGCTGGGCGCAGACGTTTTCGAACCGAATGGACACGCTGGCGAAGAACGGCCAGCTCTACATCGCTCGCCCAGGCGAGAGCGCGCCGACGACACCAGACGACGCCGACGAGCGCCGTAAACGCGCCGCCGAGGTCGAGGCCAGGGCTCGGGCCGTCCGCGACGCCAAACCGCGTGTAGCGGGCAGCCAGGGGGCTTCGTGAGCGAGCACCTAGTCCCGCCCAGTGATCTCGACGCTGAGGCGACCGTGCTGTCAGCCGTGCTGGTTCAGAAAGGCGCGCTGGAGGAAGTCGACCATTTTCTGAAAGCCGCGCACTTCTACGCCGACGCCAATCGATGGATCTGGGAAGCCGTCACCGATCTCGCGAGCGCTGGCAAACCGACGGATCCCATGATGGTCGCAGGCTGGCTACGCGACCACAACCGGCTGGCTCAGGTAGGTGGGGCCTCCTACATCGCGCAGCTCGTCGAGACAGTGCCGCCCACCGTGCGACTCGCGGCGACGGCCATGCGCATCGTCGACAAGTGGCGATTGCGTCGCATCATCGACGAGGCACGGGCCATCGTGGCCGAGGCCTACACGAACGCGGATGACGTGGCGGGGTTTGTGCAGAGGGCCGAGGCGCGGATCTTCGGTGCCAGCCAAAGCCTTGTGCGGACCAGCACGATCGCGTCCGCCGGCGAGGTGATGCGAGAGTGCATCGAAGAAGCCCGCGAGACGCGGGACGGGAGTCGACCGCGCGGCATATCGACCGGCTTTGCGTCTCTCGACAAGCGCATCGGTGGGCTACGCGGTGGCCGCGTCTACGTGTGCGCTGGCCGCCCCGGCATGGGCAAGACCTCCTTCGCAACCAAAGCTGCGCGCACGCTGGCCAAGTCGACTGCTGAGCGCCGTGGGGTCTTCTTTGCCTCGGTCGAGATGCCTCGAAAGCAGATTGGAGATCGGTTGATTGCTCAAGAGGCGCAGCTCGATACGCGGGCCGTCGAAATGGCGATGATGAATCGTGGCGAGTGGGAAGACTACACGAACGCTGCGAATCGTATCGCGCAGTGGCCACTCATCATCGAGGACCGCGGCGGCCTGACGCTGTCCGACCTGCGGAGTTCGCTCAGGCGAGCTGTGCGCAGGCTCGAGTCGGTGCACGAGACCAGCCTGGGGCTCATCTGCATCGACTACCTGCAGCTGATGAGCACGGCCGACCTTGGCAAGGGCATGGACCCAAATCAGCGCCTAGAGCTTCTGAGCGCAGCTTTGGTTGCGATTGCCAAGGAGTTCGACGTGCCTGTGGTTCTGCTTTCGCAGCTCAATCGCGAGTGTGAGAAGAGGGTCGACAAGAGGCCGATCCTGGCAGATCTGCGCGGCTCTGGCGCTATCGAGCAGGACGCGCACACCATCATCTTTTTTTACCGCGAGGACGTTTACCGCGCACCGGGCGACGCCAAGGATCGCTCCGCCGAAATCATCGTCGCCAAGGCGCGCGGAGGGCGCACCGGCACCGTGAGGGCGGACTACCTCGAATACTGCACGGAGTTTCTAGATCGAGTGGACGATGACCCACACGACGCATTCGCTCGACAGTTCGACGACTTCGTCACAAGTGAGGCTGCAGCAGAATGACCACCCCAAAAATCTCCCTAGCCATGATTGTTCGGGACGACGAATCGACGATCGAGGCGTGTCTCCAGTCAGCGCGTCCGCACGTGGACGAAATCGTTATTTGTGACACTGGCAGCAGTGACCGAACGCCCGAGATCTGCCGCAAGTACGCTGACAAGTGGGAGCTGTTTTTGGGCGCGAACGACGAGGAGGGTCGAATCGTCGACTTCGCTATGGCGCGCAACAAGAGCTTCGCCATGGTGACCGGAGAGTTTGTGCTCTGGCTCGATGGCGACGATGTTCTTCGCGGCGGTGAACACCTACGCAAACTCGCGGCAGAGTCGACTCACGAATACGTCCAATACCTCTTCCCCTACGAGTACGCACGCGATGATGCCGGCAACGTAACGCTGCTACAGATGCGCGAGCGACTGATGCACCCGCCTCACGCGCAGGTCTGGCGAAGCCCGGTGCACGAGTACTGCGTCTGCGAGTCGAACGGGGCACCCGTCCCGATGATCGTCTGTGACGAGGTCGTGGTAGAACACCATAGCCGTCAATCGACCAAGCAGCGCGAGCCTCAGCGGAACCTCCGCATCCTAAAGAACTACGTCCAGCGCGTCGGCGAAAGTGACGTGCGAGCGCTGTACTACATTGGCGTGGAGTACGCGGCGGCCGGAGACATTGGCAATTCGCTGCGTTACCTAAAACGCTACGTTCAGCTCGCGGATTGGGACGACGAGAAGTGCAAGGCGCTGCTCTCTATCGGCGAGCACTACCGGCAGATCGGCGACCACGACGAGGCCATCCGCTGGACCACCCAGGCCATGACCACCAAGAGCTGGCCGGAGCCCTATTTCGCGCTCGGGAGGAGCTACTACGCCATGGCTGAGCGCGGCGAGCATCCCGAGAAGAACTACCGACGCGCGGCGTTCTTCATCGTCAAGGGGCTTGAACAGCCGACAGATCCGGTGCTCTTTGCCAACCCGCTCGATCGGTTTGCGATCCACGCTTACCTGAACGTTTGCTTTCACGCAGTGGGTGACCACGAGCGTGCGCTCTGGTCGTGCGAGGAGGGACTCAAGGGTCTGCCGGGCCATGGCGTACTGCTCAATAACGCCAAGGAGTACCGGAAGGCCAAGGCGCGGAGCGCGGTAGCGAGCGGGATCGATGAGCTCGAGAGGCTAGAGGCCATCCCGCCGACACAGGTTGCGCTCCTGCGCGCTGCTCTCAAGGGGCAGCTCAACATTGAAACAGACTTGCCGGCTCAGGCGAATGGTACGCAGGGAGAACCTGCGGCGGCCGATGCTGTTGGGGCCCATGAAACAAAGCCCGAGCCCGGCTTTCTGGACGTCGTTCTCTTCTTGGGCCCCGCGCTCGAACGCTGGACGCCGGAGACGTGGGCAAAGACAGGAATGGGCGGCAGCGAAACGATGGCCTGGGAAATGGCTCGGCGGCTGCGAAAGCTCGGCCACCGCGTGCGCGTCTACACCGACTGCACACCCGCCCAAGAGGGACTCTACGAAAACGTCGAGTGGTTGCAATGGCAGCGCTTCCGCCAGGTTGAGTGCGACGTTTTGATCGCGAGCCGGTTCCCGTGGGCGGTTGACGATGCGGTGAGGGTTAACGACGTGGAGATTGGTGGCTGCAAGGCGACGGTGCGACTCTTGTGGGTCCACGATTGTCACGTAGGTGAGCACTTGGACCTGCGGCGCGCTGCCCGGTTCGATCGAATCCTCTGTCTGAGCCAGTGGCACAAGCGCTTCTTCGTCGGTTGCTACCAGGGGATCGATGCGGACAAGGTGTACGTCACCAGAAACGGCATCGACCTCGCTCGGTTCGATGGCACCGAGGAGCGCAATCCGCATCGCGCAGTGTACAGTTCAAGCCCAGACCGCGGGCTGCTCGCCGCCGTCATGGCCTGGCCGAAGGTGCGCGAGCAGGTCCAGGACGCGGAGTTACATGTGTTCTACGGCTTCGGGAATTGGGAGAAGAGTGCGCAGGGTGACCAGGCTCAGCTAGGACAGGTCGCACACCTGAAGCAGCTGTGTCGGTCAACCGCTGGTGTGGTGCTACGCGACCGAGTGAATCAGAAGCAGCTAGCGCGAGAGTTCATGCGGGCAGGAGTGTGGTGCTACGGAACCTGGTTCTCAGAAACCTCGTGCCTGACAGCGATGGAGGCCCAGGCCGCCGGCCTTCACATCGTGACGTCGCCTATCGCTGCGCTCGTCGAAACCGTCGGCGACCGTGGCGTGATGCTGAAAGAGCCATGGGGCGGAGACAGTTTCCCGCCGCCTCCGCCTCGGACTGAGTTCGTTGCAGAGCTCGCTGAGAAAACAATCCAGGCAATGCACGCGGCCGGTATTGGCCCAAACGAGTACGGCATCGACTACGCCCGCGAGCACTTCGGCCTCGACACTCTCGCTGACAACTGGTCGGCAATGCTGATCGAGATGGTCGAGGACATGCGGGAGCGCGTGGTGCCGGCATTCAAGGATTGGGAGGCTGCGGAGTGAGGTGTTCTCGCAAGGAAGCGAAGTACATCGGGCGCACGGCTCTGGAGATTGTCTACTCGGGCGCCGCCGCACTGATGCGCGATGGGAAGACGTGCTCAAAGGCGTTTGTCGGGCCCAGCACCTTCCAGCTCGTGCACGATCAACTGGTATTTAGTCGAGACCCAACGCTGCGAGCCGAGTGGGACGGGAACCGCTGTTACCTGAGAGTTGCCGTATGTGGCCGAGAGTTGAGCATCCACATGGATCCGAGCCTCGAAGAGGGTGACGTCGAGTTTTCGATGAGGAGCGACAAGTGAAGGATCATAGTTACGAGCTAGTTCTAGCCGTCATCACGCTGGTGTTTCTGTGGTGGGTGCTGCGATGATGCAAGTGATTAACACAGTCTCCAGCGTGCTATCGCTGCTGGCTTGCATCTACATGTATCGCGCGATGCTCGGTTACAAGCGCGCAGCGACGAACTGGGAGCAGGTTGCCTACAAGGCTACGGCGGACCTCGTGGCAGCGGAGGCGCGGGGCGACGAGTTTCGCGATGCGTACCTCGCGCTGGCCGATGAGCGCACGGCGTCACTGCTCAAGGTGGCAGGAAAACAGGCGGGGTGGTCATGAGAATCAACATCGCCTGTGGCGGCAACATCTTCCCCGGCTGGGTGAACTCCGACCTCGTGGACATGAACGAAGCTTATCTCCGGCACCTCCGCGGTCTCGCCGTCGCGCAGATGCACGGATGGCCACCGGGGCAGATCGAACTCTCGCGCGCCATCACGGAAGGTCGTGTGCAGTTCTTCCAGTGGGACCTGCGCAAGGGCTTTCCGATGTATGCGGACGGCAGTTGCGAGAAGCTGTACCTGGGTCAGGCCTGGGAGCATCTTCACCCGCACCGTGAAGCGCCGGCACTCGCAAAGGAGTGCTTCCGGCTGCTTGAGCTCGGCGGCGTCATGCGTATCACCACGCCGGACATCAAGAAGATCCTGGGCCTCTACAACGACGGCAGGCTCAGCGAGATAGCCCCAGAGCAACCGGCGTTCTTCGCGTCAGCGAGCCCAGAAGCGCAGCTCTCCTACCTGCTCTTCGGGGCATCAGGCGACGACTGCACCCGCGAGGATTATCACGGCCACTTTCACGTCTGGAGTGAAGCAGATCTGACGGAGCTGCTCGTGTCAGTCGGATTCAGCAGCGTCGAGCGATGCGACGAGCCGAGCTTGGAATTCAAGTATGCCGGTGTTCAGGACTTTGGGATCTCGCACAGCATGGGAATCGAGGCGGTGAAGTGATTCGCATCGCGATTGTCGCCACGGGCGCACATGCTCTCCCGTCGCCTAGCTTTACCGGTGACAGCCAGATCATCATCGATCTCTGCATCGCCCTGACTGAGCTCGGACACTGGGTCACGCTACTTGCTCCGAAAGGGACGGTGTCACCGCCAGGCGTCAGGCTCTGCGAGGACCTGCCGGTCGGTGCTGGGTTCGAAGAAGCCTGCGCTGACGTTGGCCAGCTGCTAGCGATGTCTAACACGGTCGACGTCTTCCACGACTTCTCGATCGGCAAGACGGTACACGGGCAGTGTAGCCGGCACGGCTTTCCAAGCATCAGCACCATCCTCGGCGGCTGCGCCTACAAGCCCCTGCGAAATACCGTCGTGTGGTCCGAAGCCATGCGAGACCGTGTGATGCGCGGAGCGACAGACTACGAAGGCACACAATGGCCGGACAAGGGCGGGCAGCAGTGCGAGCCGTTCAAGGACGTGCGTGTCGTTCACGGCGGAGTTGATACGGAATTCTATTCGCCGGGCCCACCCGACCAAGTCGGGGATCACTACCTATGGCTTTCACGCTGGAGTCCCGAGAAGGGCCCGCTGGAAGCCGTCGAGCTCGCCAAGGCCACCGGCATCGAGCTCGTGATGGCCGGGCTTTCGCCGGAAGCGTTGCCGCCTGCTGAAGGGCGCATTGCGGCGAAGTGTCTGCAGGCTGCTCAGGGTTTTAGCAACATCAGCTTCCAGTGGCTGGCGCCGGGCGCCGGACATCACGAAGCGAAGCGGGAGCTGCTGCGACAAGCTCGATGCTTCCTTGCGCCTCTGCAGTTTCAGGAGCCGTTTGGGCTAGGCATGGTGGAAGCCATGGCGTGCGGCACGCCCGTCATCGCCACCAGGATGGGTAGCGCCAGGGAACTCATCGGTGGTGGCTTGACTCTCGTTGGGATGAAAGAGCAGGCGCTTGAGAATCGTGGGCCCTTCGAGCCACTCGACAAGTGGCGCGCTCAGAAGCGGCGCAAGGCAGCACGCAAACGCGCGGTGCGGATGTTCGACCGCAAGGTGATGGCCATGAACTACGTCAGGCTTTACGAAGAAGTGTGTGGAGGCGGCGGATGGGGATGAAACTTACCTACTGCTCCTTTGCTGACGATGAGCGCTGCCGTGGCGTGGTGATCCTGGATGGTTACTTGGATCCGGTGATGGCTGCGCTTCAGGCACGCTTTCTCGGAATCAACCCAGGCGGCCAGCTTCTTGTCTTCGAGATCCCGGAGGACTTGGAAGGCATCGACGTTTACTTCGCCAACCGGAACCGCCTGCTGACAGCCGACGAGGCTCGCACTCTCTTCGATGGGATGACGCTGAGTGAGTGGGAAGGACAGCTCAACTGATGCGTTTCTCGCTCTTGTACGGACCCTTCTGCCTCTCGTTCCGCAAAACGCTCGACCTCGACACCTGGCGCACAGACCCGCGTGGCTTGTCGGGCTCGGAGATGTGCGCCGTCAGGCTTTACCAGGAGCTGCAGGCGCTTGGTCATGACGTCGAGTTCTTCAGCATCGGCAACGGTTGCTCACCTTGGGAGAAACGCGGCGAGTGGACTGGCGACGTCGCCATCAGCATCAACGTGCCTGACGACCTCCGCGGAATGCGTGCCAAGGTGCGAGTCTGCTATGCGCTGTTGAACGATTTCAGCTTCTGTAAGGTCGGCTTCGAGGAGCACGTCGACCTGTTCCTCTCACCGTCTGCAGCGCACCGCGACCAGTGCCTCAACAATCCCGACTGGCGCAAAGTCGAGGTCACACCGGACCACTCGAACGGCAAGGCGCAGTGGGACCCGTCGGGCAAGCCATGGGCGGCCGTCGCGCTTGGTTGCGATCCAGAGCGCTACGACGGCTTCGAAAAGGTCCCGGGGCGCGTCGTCTACGTGAGTTCGCCTGACCGTGGGCTGCATCTACTGCTGCAAGAGTGGCCAAAGATCCGCAAGGCCGCGCCGCACGCAACCCTCAAGGTGTTCTATCGGGTGCGCGATTGGATCAACTCCTGGGCGGGCGTACCGTTCTATCCATCAATTGAGCGTCAGCGCCAGCGCGCCATCTACATCGACGAATGTTTGCGACGTCTCGAGGGCTACGGCGTCGAGCTCGTGGATGCGGTGAGCCGGGAGCAGCTCGAGCGGGAGTTAGGGCAGGCCGAGGTGCTGGCGTTTCCCTGCGACCCCGTTAACAACTTTACCGAGGGCTTCAGCGTGGCGACCCTCGAGGGTTGCGCCGCTCGCGCGTGCCCTGTCATCAGCGACGCAGACGCGCTCGGTAGCATCTACCACGAGGCATGTGTCGTGGTGCCGCGCGGGCGCTGGGACGAGTGGCGAGAGCATGTGATCGATGTGCTGCGCGACGAGAAGCGCCGCGAGCACGTGAACCGGATGGCAGTGGACTTTGCCCGGAGGACAACGTGGAGTCACACAACGCAGCGAATCATGAATCTAGTGCAGGAACGCCTGTAATCGAAAAGCCGCCCGTGTCGTTCTCGGACGATCGAGGCTACATCAAGAACCTGCTGAACCGGCCGTGCGGTGGCGTGCAATTCATCTTCAGTCGAGCAGGCTCTAAACGCAGCTCGCACTGGCACA